GATGTGCTAATTTAACTAGTATACCTAAACTAGATACTTCAAAAGTTACTAATATGAGTAATGCATTTAGTTATTGCCTTAAATTAAGTGGTGATATATCGCTTGATATTTCTAACGTTACTGATATAAGTTATATGTTTATGCAATGTTATAACATAATAAATATAACTTTAACTAATACTTCAAAAGTTACTAATATAAACAGTGTAATTCAGGAGTGTTATGTATTAAACTCTTTTTCAATGTCAGATGCTTCTAATCTTAGTACCTCTATAAGCAGTAGTGCATTTAATAGTACTACAAAATTAAAAGTATTACGTTTACCTGGAATAAAAAAAGCATTTGATATTCATAGTTCTACAGCGTTTGAAAGAGAAGATTTGGTTACACTTTTAAATGATTTAGGAACTGTAACAACATCAACAACTTTAACGATAGGAAGTACTAATCTGGCAAAGTTAACAAGTGAAGACCAAGCTATAGCAACAAGTAAAGGCTGGATATTAAAATAAAGGAGGAAAATAAAAAATGATAAATGTAACAATCGATTCATCATGGGAGCCAGTAGAAGGAGAAGAAGGCTTATACCTTGAGACAAAAACTGTTACTTTAAGTAATGGAACAACTTCTACATTAAGAATACTTCACTCTGATGATACACATGTATTTTATGCTAAAGCAGACGAAGAAATTCCAGCAGAAGAGCGTTTATACTCAATAATTGCAGTCTTAGGAATTTATGATTCACCTAGCAATTATAAATCAGTATTACGTGAAAATTGGATGGAAGTTCTCAATGCTCCTAAAAAAGAAGAAACTATCTAATAAAACAATTTAGCTAGTTAATTAATAAAGAGGTGATAAATTATGCTGGATGATGGCGAAGTAGAAGATGTATTGACTAGTACATCTTCAACAAATGCTCTTTCTGCTAATATGGGAAGAGTATTAAAAAATTTAATTGATGATTTAGAAGCAAGAGTGAATGCTTTTGAAGCTTCAAATACAAAATTAAGACAATGGACATAAGGAGGAAAATAAAATGTCATATACAGATAGTAATAATATAATTATTAATAAAATTAGTAAAAGTCAATATGACTTATTAGTATCAAACGGAACAATTACTTCTGAGATGATTTCATCTCAAGTTTGGTTATTTACTGACGATCAATTTGTAAGTGTAGATAATATTACTAAATTAGCTGGTATTGAAGCAGGCGCACAAGTAAATATTATTGAAGGTGTATCTGTTAATGGTGTCACCGCTGGTGTCGTTGGAAAAGTAGTTAATATTGTAGTACCTACAAAGACTAGCGATTTAACTAATGATTCAGGATTCATCTCAAACACTGTAGATAATCTTGTGAATTATTACACAAAGAATGAAGTAACCTCATTAATTAATGGAATTTCTTCACTTTCAATGCAAGTTGTTAGTGCTTTACCTACAAGTGGAATCTCAACGACTACAATTTATTTAGTACTAAAGAGTGTTGGTTTAGAGTCTAATATTTATAATGAGTACATTTACGTTAATAATACATGGGAGTTAATTGGTGATACTCAAGTAGATTTAACTAATTACGCTTTAAAGAGTGAAATTCCTACTAAATTATCTGATTTAGAACAAGACTTAGATTTATCTCAATATGAGAATGTAATTACAGGAATTAAAGTAAATGGTACTGACGTAGCTATTGGAACTGATAAAAAGGTTGATATTACAATTCCTCAATGTGAAGCGGGAGCAGAAATAAATAAGATTGAAACTGTAAAAGTAAATGGTGTTGCACTTACTCCTGATGACTCTAAAGCAGTAAATGTTGAAGTACCTATAGCAAAGACTAGAATTTGGTCATAAATAGTAAGAGGTTTTTTATGGCTATAGAAGAATATGATGGTGTGATAATTAATAAAGTCACACTTGAAAAATATAAAGAGTTGAAAGTAGCAGGAAGTCTTGTTGCTTCTCAAACTTATGTTATTACTGATTTAGATAAATATTTAGATTACTTAATGCTTGAATGTGATGAGAATGTAAATCTATTTGGCTTAAATCAATTAAGTAAAACTTCGTTTTCAACTACTAATAATACAGAAGGCTATTTTCAATTTAATATTTGGAATGATAATACATATGAAACTTGGTATGCAGGTTCAGATGTACCAACAGGTAGTTTAGAGCTTAAGTATACTTTTAGTTTATGGGAAGATAAAACATATTTAATTAGAGTTGGTCTTAATGGTGATGTTGAAGATGATAAGCTAGATATTTCTATGCACTTAGAAACAGGAGCTTATACTTTAAAAGTTGTTTTGAAAAGCAATAATACAAATAGTTGTGAAGTTGAGTATATTTCACTTATTAGAACATTTGAACTTCCATCAAGACTTAATGAAAATTTAATGTATAACATTGTTAGTAATTCAGATATTGATAATTGTAATACAGGATTTTATGAGTGGTCATGTGAAGATACCACTTTAAAACCTAACGCTAACGATCAGTATTATTATATATTATCACAAGTAGCATATGATAACACTGGTTATTGGGGAAGTCAAATTGCAATAGGTGAATCAACTCGTCAAATGTATTTTAGAACAAGAGCTGATGACCAAGTTTGGAGTGCTTGGAAGAGAATACTAAATGAAACTGATGATGCAGCAAGTGGTAGTGGAAGTGCAAGCAGAAGTATTGTAATGGCAAGACTTACTTCAAATAAAAGCTATTCTAGTGGAGATAATACTTTACCACTTAGTCAATTTATGAGAGTTGGTAGTGACTTAAGCGTAAACTCTTCTGGTGGTATTGTGTGTGGTAAATCTGGAATGGTTAGAATGAGTGGTTTTCTTCATTTAGATTTTGGCACAGCAACAGTACCTTATGTATCAATTAAATATAATGGCAATGTCATTTGCAAATATAAACTAAGTGAAAATAATGAGTATTTTTGTTTTGGTGAAGCTATAGGAGATGTTACTGCAGGTTCAGTAATTACTATGTGTGTACAAACAAATCAAAATAGAGTAACAGCTTTATCTGAAAGTTACGGTTGTAGAATGACTGTAGAATATCTTGATTAGTTTATTTTTTAATTAGTGAGGTGTGATTATGGCATTTAAAAATCTATTTGAGTTTAGACGTAGTGATGAGTGGAATAAGTTTAGAACTTCTTTAATTAATAAGAGAATAGCTTCTTCACCTCGTGGTGAGTTAATATGCGATCACTGTGGTAAACCTATCTTTAGAAAGTATGATTGCATATTACATCATAAGATAGAACTAACTGAAGCTAATGTGCATGATACTTCTATTAGTCTTAATGAATCTAATATAATGGTTGTGCATTTTGATTGTCATAATGAGATACATAATAGATTTGGTAAAGGTAAACGAAAAGTATATATAGTACATGGAGCACCTTGTGCAGGTAAGAATACATTTGTGTCTTCTGTATGTAAGCGTGATGATTTAGTTATTGATATGGATATGATATATAAGATGATTAATACTCATAATGATATGTATGATAAACCTGATCGACTTAAGACTGTTGCGTTTAAAGTCAGAGAAACATTGCTTAACTGTGTGAGAGATAGAATTGGATTTTGGCAGAATGCTTATATCATTACTACAGAAGGACTTGAATCACAATTAAATAGAATGGCAACAATGTATGGTGCAGAACTAATTCATATTGATACCGATAAAGAAACATGTATAGCAAACTTAATGGCAGATGAAAGTAAAAAGTTTTTCAGAGCTGAGTGGATGGGATATATCAATCACTACTTTGATACCTATAGCCGCCTAGCCTGACTTTTTACAAACTCATTTTGGGTATTGTGAAAGGGTGTCTCGTTCGACACATGAGGCAAAATTTGAGATTTTCCGAAATGAAATTCAAGAAAAAATTTTAGGATAACGAGGTGACGTGACATGATAGATAAAACAAAATTTGATGAAGTCTTTTCTAAATTACCAGAAGAGAAACTTGAGTTAGCAAAATTAATTTTAGATGAGCTGGAAACTGTGGAAAATAAAATCACAGGAATCAGAGATAAAGAGTTTATAAAAGTAAATAAAAATTATCCGAATATTATGAGAGAAACGTCATACTCAAAATTATACATAAAACTACTACAACAGAAAACATTGTTGGTCAAGACTTTTAATTCTATTATTAGTAAAAATATTTTGGATGGTGAAGATGACGAAAATCCAATTAAAGCATTTAAAGAATTGATGGCGAGTAGACAATGACAAATTACTTACAAGAATATTATAACGAGATTATAAATGGCAAAATTATTGCCGGACAAGAAATGATTTTAGAACTTAGGAATCTTGTTGAGGATTTAAAAAATCCACGTTACAAGTACGATACTACAGAAGCAGAAGCTCGTATCATCTTCATGGAGACGTGCTGCAAGCAATCTAAGAAACCTTTTTACTTAAGACCATTAAAACTATTACTTTGGCAAAAAGCTTTCTTAGAAGCTTTGTATAGCTTCCAAATCTATGATGAAGAATTAGGACGATGGAAGAAAAGATTTAATGAAGCACTACTACTAATTGCACGTAAGAATGGCAAAACCACATTCATGGCAGGAGATGCTGAATATGATTTGTGGGTAGGTGATGGTGGACAAGATATTGTATGTGGCTCTAATGATGATAAGACTGCAAACTTATTATGGTCAGAGATTGAAGGTATGCGATCAAGACTCGATCCAAAAATGAGATGGACTCATAAGAACTTAATGCAAATTGAAAACTTAAGTACAGAAACTAAGGTCTTCAAAATGTCAGGTAAAAGCCAAAACAAAGATGGCCGTAATATTGACAAATTTTTATTTGATGAAAGTCATGATGCACCAGATGATGAGCTTGCAAATGCGGGTAAGAAAAGTCAATCTGCAAAAGAAGAGCCTATGTTTATCAATCTTACTACAGAAGGATTTGGTGTTAAGGATTGCTACTTAGATAGGAAGCTTATTTATGCTAGAGCTATTATCAATAAAGAGATTGATGATGAAACATTCCTTCCATGGTTATATACTCAAGATTCAGAGAATGAAATTTGGCAAGATGAGAACAGCTGGTATAAATCAAATCCTAGTTTAGGTGTTATTAAGAAGTGGTCACAGCTTAGAAGTGAGATTGAGAAATCTAAGCTTGATAAAACTACACGTGTGCATACTCTAACTAAAGACTTTAATATCAAACAGAACTCTGCAGAAGCATGGCTAATGCCAGAAGATTATCAATACGAAGCTACTTTTAATTTAGAAGATTTTAGAGACTCATTTGGTGTTGGTGCAGTAGATTTATCAGAGACTAGTGACTTAACTTGTGCTAAGATACTTTTAATGAAAAAGAATGACCCTACGAAATATGTCTTTACTAAGTATTGGATTCCTGAGGCTAAGCTATCTGATTCTGACGATAAGAAAGCAGGAGCTAAATACGAAGAATGGATTAAAGATGATTTGATTGAGTTAACTCAAGGCACTGATAATGATGTAAGTAAAGTTGCTGATTGGTTTGCTTCTCTTAAGAAAAAGTATAATATTAGATGTATTGCAGTTGGATATGACGTGCGTAGCAGTAAACCATTCACAGACAGAATGGATGACTATGGTATTGAGATAGTTAAAGTACTTCAAAATAGATATACATTGTCTGAGCCTATGAAATTAGTAGAACGTGATTTAAAATTAAGAGTACTTAATTACAATGAGAATCCTATCGATCAATGGTGTTTTGGAAACGCTGTCATTGATATTGATACAATGTGTCGTATTATGTGTATTAAATTAGAGCAACAAAAACGTATTGATGGTGCTGTAACAACAATCATTTTGTATTGGATGTTTAGAGAGTATAAAGATGAAATATTAAGAAAGCTAAAATAAAAAGACTAGATTTCTCTAGTCTTCTTTTTATTTGTTACTTAATTTTATTATAGTGCTCTTCCATTTGTTTAGCTTGCATTTTACTATACATTGTACTTAAGTAGTTCTCATCAGCTAACATACAACATTTTAGTTGGCCTTTCTTATAATCATTACACCAATAACCTGTAATATCAATTGGAGAGTGGTCTTTATTAATTACTTGATACGTTAGAAATTTATCCTTAAAGCTTAGCCATTCTTCTACTGTTCTAATTGGTGTTGTTCTAAACTCAGTATGATAAAATGGAGAGTGCTCATCTTTTACAGCTTTTGCTACAATCACTGTCACTCTATTATACTGATCACCTCTCTTAACAAGCTCTTCTAAATAATCTTTAAATTTCATTTTTAATATCCTCTTTTCTAGGTAGCACTTATCTCTCTACCTAATTACATTATACCACAATTGTAGTATAAAGTACATATGAAAATGTTTTCATAATCAAAAAAAGTTTTTTAAGTATAGTTTATTTAATAATGAAATGCGTATGAGAGATTGACCTTTATAACTATATTGCTTTCAGATTCTCATTCTCTCTAAACACACTTCTACTTAAGAAAAATATCTTATGAAAACATTTTCATAAGGAAAAATATCACTTTCATATGTACAAACTACTACAAATGTAGTATAATATATATGTAGATGAGAGAGATATAAATAACTCTTACAGAAATGAGGATATTAAAAATGAAAGAAATATTAAGTTTAAATTTATTACCACAATTTAATAATAATAAAAAAGCAGTTAGAAACGTACTTTTACAGGAAAGAGGAACTTATAATATTGAGCACTATAAAAAATATTGGTTGAAAGAAGATTTAGAAAAAGTATTTGATGAAGAAAATGCTTGGTCATTTGCTATTAAAGAATATTCAAAAGAAGAATTTGAAGCTCTATCAAATGAAGATAATATAGAAATTACTAAAATTAATAATATGAAAGAAAAAACTAAGATATGTTCTGCAGTACATTTATTTGTAGACTTTGAAGAAAATAATTACAATTATTATAATGTTATTAAACGTGGAAAAAGAGTTTGTCATGAATTTATAGTTAGAGTAGTTAAGTAAGAAGCAGAAATGCTTCTTATTTTTTTTACCAAAATTTAACACTTAAGTATTTACGTTATCCCTCATTTGTAGTATAATATATATAGGTATAGAGTTATATTAATATAATATATTAATATAACTTACGACTGAAAGATGAGGTGACATAATGGGTTTGTTTGATTGGCTAAAAAGTAAAAAGCCAAAACCTCAAAATATTAAATATGCGTTTACTCAGACAGGAACAATTCCGATCTTCTCTAGTAACAATGATAATATTTTAGATGACGATACAGTTGTACAGTGTATTGGAGCTATTGCTAGAGAAATGAAGAAACTTAATCCTAAACATGTAAGAGCAAATGGAGAAACAAAAGTAGTTGTAAATGACAGCATCAATAAACTACTTAAAAGACCAAATAGAAATATGACAACCTCTGATTTTATCGAGAAATGTATTTGGTTTTTATTCTTAAGAGATAACTGCTTTATATATCCAATTTATCAAATTAAGACAGACGAAAACGGATATAAGAAAAGAGAGTACTCTGCAATGTATGTTTTAAATCCAACTCTTACTGAATTTTATGAGGATGACGATGGCAATATTTTAGATGTTAAATTTACATTTGCAAATGGTACATATTTATTTGAGAACTACCAAAAAATAATTCACTTAAAAAGAAACTATGGCTTAAATGATTTCTATGGTGGAGATAAATCAGGAGAGCCAAACAATGAAGCACTAATTAAAACAATTAAAATTAGTGACTCAATGCTTGAAGGAATTAATAAAGGTATGGCTGCATCTTATAATGTAGTTGGTGCTATGAAGTACAATGACTATATGGATGATGGCAATATGGAAAAGAATATTGCGGCATTTAATGAAATGTTAGAGAAAAATAAATCAGGTGTAATTGGTTTAGATTTAAAAGGTGAATTTATTCCTATTACAAGAGATGTAAAGTTGGTTGACCAAGAAACTATTGATTTTTTAGATTTAAAGAAGCGAAGAAATTTTGGTGTACCAGCAGAAATTCTTGATGGCTCTGCTACAGCAGATATTAAAAAAGCTTTTTATGATAACACGTTAGAAACTTTAGTCGTCTCATTTAATCAAGCTTTTACTAATTGCTTCTTTACTGATGGTGAAATATCAAGAGGAAACGAAATTATCTTCTATTATAATATCATGGAAACATTCTCAAATGAAGAGAAGCTAGAACATGGTAAAGAAATGATGGATCGTGGAGCAATGTTTATTAATGAGTTTAGAGAATTACTTGGTTACCCTCCAATGGAAGATGGTAATAAGACAAAGCCTTCTTTAAATTATGTTGATGGTGATATTGCTAATGAGTATCAGAAAGGTAAAGCGGGATTAGTAAATAAATCAACTACCACCACTGAAGAAGATATTGAAGCGGAGGTAGATGAAGATGAGTCGTGATTATCAAAAAGAATATAATGATTTATATAAAGAGTATTTGGAATATACTGAAACAGTTGATGAGTCAACAAAAGACCAAACTGACATGAATAAATTTTATGATGCGTATATTCTTAAGTATCAAAGTAAAAGAGATTATGTAGTGGACTACATGAATAAAATTGTGACTGATGCGAAAGCAGAAGGAATTAAAATAAAAGAACGTCCTATCAAATATTATAAAATTAAAAGAAGTGAAGATATGGATGTTATTGAAGATAGAGCTAAATCAATAAAAGATTATCAGAAAGAATATGATGAAGCTTATCTTGAGTATGAAGACAAGCTTAAGTCATTAGGTAAAAATGATAAGTTAACTAAAGAAGCATTTAAAAAAGTACAAGAAAAAGAAGATATAATTGGTAGAGCAATTGATGATATAGAAGATGATTTATCTGAGATAGATTCTACTATTAATAAACTATCTAAAGATATTGAATCAAAAAAGAAGCAGCTAAAAAATTATAAACCTTCTTCTGATAATGATAAAGGTGAACGACTTCTTGAAAATGAAATAAAAGATTTAACTACTAAATTAGCTATTGCAGAAGAAAATAAAAAAATATTAAATAAAAAATTAAATGAACTTAAAAAAATAAAAAGGAGTGAAAGTATGGATAATTTAGAAATTGAAGAAAGAGCTTTAAATACTGAACAAGATTATCAAAAAGAATATGATAATTTAAAAAAACAATATAATTTTTTTAAAGCTCAAAATGAAAAAGCAAGTGAACGTTATTCTAAAAAACTAAAAGAACTCAATGAGTTATCAAAAGACGCTAGAGCTGAATTGGATAAAGCTATGAAAGCTAATAATGATGAAATGGATAATATACTTGATAAAGTAACTAAACTTCAAGCTGAAGCTAAATCTAAAGGATTTAAGATTAAGCGTTCTGAAGAGAATGATGATATTGAATTACGTGCATTAAATACTCAAGAAGATTATCAACACTATGTTGATAGGTATATTAAGCAATATAATAATATACGTAAAAAAATAGAAGAGCATGAAGAGATAATTAAAGATTATCAAAAAGAATTAAAAGAGTGTCTTAAAGAAATTGATGAGACTCAATTAGAAGGTAAGAAAAAAGGATTTAAAGTTAATACCGGAAATTTAGGTAAACGTTCAGAAGAAGCTACTGATTTAGAAACTCGTAAGAAAGAGATCGTTGCTAATCTAACTGATTTGGAAGAAAGAAAAAATGAAATTTTAAGTAATCTTGAAACTAGAGCATTAAAAACTCAAGATGATTATCAAAAAGCTTATGATGAGTTAAAAGATAAAGCTCTCGATATTAATGGTGAAATAACTAAGATTCAAAAACAAGAGAGAGAAGAAGTTAATAAAGTTTATGATAAATATGCTACGTTAAGAAACAAACTAGTAAAACAATATAATGATTTATGTATGGAAGGTGCAAAACTTGAAAAAGAAGCTAAATCTAAAGGATTTAAGATTAAAAATTAAAGGTGATTAATATGAATGATAAAGAATGTAGATATGTAAATATTAATCCAGATAATTTTCTGAAAATTGAGAAATCTTCTCGCGTTGAAAAGCGTGATGATGGCACAGAAGAAACTATTGAAGAAGATAAGATGGTTTTAGAAGGTTATCCTATAGTGTTTGACCAAGAAACTTTAATTGGTGATGAAGATTGTGGTTGGATTGAGGTTATTAGGAAACAAGCAATGAATGGTGCTGATATGTCAGATACACCTCTTAAGTATAATCACCAAGATATTACACCAATTTTAGCAAGAGTTAGAAATGGCTCGTTGAAGTTAACAGTTGATGACCATGGATTATTTATGAGAGCTGAGTTATTAGATACTCAACAAAATAAAGATTTCTATAAAATGGTCAAAGCTGGTTTATTAGATAAAATGTCATTTGCTTTTAATGTAGTAAAAGAAAGCTGTGATAATTTATCTAAACCTGCAAGACGTGAAATACTTGGTATTGGTAGATTATTTGATGTATCAATCGTTGATGTACCTGCGTATGACGGAACAAGTCTACAAGCACGAAGTAAGGCAATTGCGGAGGCAAGAGCTAAAGCAGAAGCGGATGCAGAAGCACGTGCTTTAGAAGAGTTGGAGAACTCTAATAAATTAAAAGAAGAGAAAGCAGAAGCGGAGGCAAGAGCTTTCAATTTCAAAAAGAAAAAACAAATTGCATTATTAAAGTTAGGAGGAAAATAACAATGAATAAAAAGATGCAGAGCTTAGTCGATCTTAAAGTTAAGAGAGGTTTATTACAATCTAAACTTGATTCAAAGATTGAGGAAGTAAGAAAGGCAGAAGATGAGGATGAACTTGAAAAAGCCTCTGATGATGCTGAAAAAATTAAAGAGGAATTAAAAGAAACAGAAGATGAAATTGCTCGTGCAGAAGAAGAGTTGGATGAGCAAGAAAAACAGAATGAAGAACTAGACAAAGAGGAAGAAGGTAGAAAGTTAATGAACAACTCTGTTTATACTCGTAAAGTGGTTGTTGAGACACCAGAAGAAAGAGCTCAAAAAGTAAAAGCTTGTGAAGAGCGTAAGAAAGCATTAATTGAAGGTCGTTCAATTACTGTTGCATCAAGTGATGTATTCTTACCAACACATGATGCTACTGAATTACAAACTTATCCTTTCAAGCCAGTATCAAGTATTGCTGACTTAGTTAAGACAGTACCTCTAAAAGGTGGAGAATCTTATCAAAAGGCATTTGTTAAATCTTATGGTGTAGCTGGTACTACTCTTGAAGGTGCTGATTATGCAGAAACAGAACCAACTTGGGATTACGCAATGATTTCTAAAGTTAAGATTACTGCTTATACAGAAGTAACAGAAGAAGTATTAAAACTTCCAGCATTAGATTATGAAGCAGAAGTCTTAAAGAATATCAATGTATCTCTTAAGAAAAAGTTTGCTCAGCAAATCACATTAGGTGCAGGTACAACTAATACTTTTAAGGGATTATTTGCTACAGGTGCAAATGCTCCAGAAGCATTAGATACTGCTAATGATGATATTTCAATCTCTGCAATTGATGAGAATACTCTTGATGATATTCTATTTGCTTATGGTGGAGATGAAGAAGTTGCACAAACTCCATGTGTATTAATTCTAAACAAGCTTGACTTAAAGCAATTCGTTACTTTAAGAAATCAAGATAAGGAAAGAGTTTATGATGTTGACTTAAAGAACCAAACTATTGATGGTATTCCTTATGTTATCAACTCAAACTGTCCAGCATTAAGTGCTTCTACAACTACTGCTTCTACACTATGTATGGCATACGGTCCACTTGATGCTTATGAAGTACCAATTTTCTCTGATGTAGAAATTATGAAGTCAACAGACTACAAGTTTAAGCAAGGTATTGTTTGCTATAAAGCATCAGTATTTGCAGGTGGTAACGTTGGTACATATCGTGGATTTGTCAGAGTAAAAAAAGCCTAGTACCAGTAGCAACTCCGGTGGCTAGTCCAAAACCTAAAACGTTTACTGGTGCTAGCCAATCGGTAACGCTAAGCTGCTCAACTACTGGTGCTGATATTTACTACACGACAAATGGAGATACTCCATCTGCTACGAGCGGCACTAAATACTCTTCTGCTATTTCTTTAACTGCAACTACTACTATTAAAGCAATTGCTGTAAAAGAAGGTATGGCAAATAGTGAAATACTAACTGCTACTTATACAAAGTCAGAATAAAATAAAGAGGTGATTGCTAATGACTGAAACTGAATTATTGGATGCTGTGAAGATCGCATTAAAAGAACTATCAAGCTATAACGATAATGAAATCTTATTATGGGTCAGAACTGCTAAAGGTATATTATATAATGCTGGTGTTAAGCCTGATATTGTTGAGTCAGAAAAAGTCATTGGCATTGTCACTGTTATTGTAGATGATTTGAGACTTAGAAAGAATGTTATGGAAGATGGAAATTTCACCTTCATGATAACTCAACTATTACATAGGAGGTAACTCATGGATAGTGTATATGAAAGACTCCAACATTTAAATGTTAAATTCAAACTTATTAAACTAAAACCAATTGTCATTGCAGGTGTAACCACTACAACAGAAGAAGTTATTGGAGAGTTTTTTGCAAACTGCCAAACTTATGGTGGTACCGCTACAGTTATTAATAATGTTACTACTTATGAAAATACAGGTGAAGTCACAACATATTATCGGCCAGACATTACTCAAGATTGTAAGGTAGTTAATTTATTTGATAATGGTATGTATGAAATTATATCAGAGCCAGAAAATTATCTTTACGAGAATAAAGCTTTAATTTTTAAGATTAGAAGATTGAAGGGAAAATTCAATGCCTAGAGCAAGAAGTGCTAGTCAAAAAACAGGTAGAGGTAAATTTGGAATCAATTTCAAAAGCTTCGAAACGTTAGCTGAGCAATATGATAAAGCTGGTGCTGATATAAAAGTTGGTGTTACGCAAATTCTTGAAGATACTCATGCATTACTAACTCCTGAGATTAAAAAAGAAATGAATAAATATCCAAAAGTTAGAGCTGATGAAGCAGGTCGTCATATAGCAGACTATATTATAAATGCTAGAAAAGTGCATTGGGATGGTAATATTGCATCTATCAATATTGGTTTTCTAATGCAAGGACAAGGTAGAGCTTCAATCTATTTAATGTATGACAGAAAAGTACATGGCACACCTCGAACTACTCCTGGATATATAGCTGGTGATACTGCATTATATAATGCAACAAAAGGTATGGGACCATGGAGAAAGAAAGTGCATGACTTACAAAAGCAAGGATTTATTGAAGCAATGGAAAGGCAGTTGAAGAAAAAATGAGACAAGAACTTATAGAGTTATTAAGCAAATATGGCTATCCAGTTTATTTGCAAGGTAGCTTACCAAAAGAAGAAGCATATCCTGATAGCTTTATAACTTTTTGGAATCATACTACAACTCCTAATTTCTATGATAATGGTGTAGCAAATAAGGTTTATGGATTTTACGTTTACTTTTACTCAAACGATCCACTTTTAGTTTTAACTATGATTGAAAAAATAGCAGATGACTTAAGAAATAACAATTATATGGTTGGTGGTGAAACTGATGCACAATCAGATGAAATCACTCATACTGGCCAAATGATTGAAGTTTATTATATTAAAAAATCTAACGTATAAAGGAGGAAAAATATATGGCAGATTTTATTGGTGCAAAGAACTTATTTATCTTTCCTATCACAGAAGATAGTGAATCAGCCTTTACAGTAGGCGATCCAGTAAGATTATCTCGTATTGCTGAAATTTCACAAACTACTGAGCAAGCTCAAAATGTAGTTTACTATGATAACGTTACAGCATACGCAGTTAACTCAGTTGGAGCAACTACTGTAACAGCTACAGTTGAAGCTTTGTCATTAGAGGTTTTAGCTTTAATTAAAGGTAGAACCATTGACCAAACTACAGGATTGTTAGTGGATTCTGGTGAAGCAAAATCTCCTTCATTTGGTTTAGCATATCAAGCAGATTATATTGGAGAAGAAGGAAGTAGATATTATGCTTTCCAAAAAGTAACTATCTCAATTCCAGATGAAGCTTCAAAAACAAAAGATGCTGGAACAGATACATTAAATCAATCTTTAACAATTACTTGTGTGTCTACCACTCATAAATTTACAACTACAAATGAACCTTGTAAATGTATTTTTACAGATACAACTAATGCAAAGATTGATGTTGATAAGTGGTTTACTAAGCTAATTACTCCTGATAATGCTTCTACTGATTTTACAAAAGACTAAGGAGAAATTTAATATATGAATGGAAAACAAAGAGTTGAAAAAGAGTTAGATAACTTAAGAATAAAATCATCAAAATTATTCTTATTTATTAAAGGTGATAAGTTTAATAGCTTATCATCTGAAGAGAAAACTCTTTTACAAGAACAATATGATATACAACTAAAATATATTTCAATCTTAGAAAAAAGACTTGAAATTTGGAAAGACTAGGAGGAAATACATATGGCAGCATACGAATTAGATATTTATAAAAACGGTGAAAAAGTTGAAACATTAAAACAAATTGAAGCGCCTTGGTCTTTAGTTAAATTTTGTATTCGACTTTGGAAGAACAAGGATAAAGACTTAACTGAAAAATATCAAGATAAAGAAGATGAACTAATTGAAGACTTAATTACAAACTTATTTAAAAATCAATTAGCAGGTAGAAATTTAAATGATATTGAAGTAAGTGGAAAACAAGTAATTCAAATTGTAAATAGATTAATGAACGAAACTGCAAATGGATTTGCTTCTAATGAGGAAGAAGAAAAAAACTAAATGAGGGGAGAAGTGATTCTCCCCAAGATTTAGAAATAATTTTATTTAGTATTGAAGTAAGCTTATATAAAGACTTTGGAATAAATCCACTAGACTTAGGAAACTATCCTATGAATGATGTATTTGATTTATTAAAAAGACGAAAACAATATAGAGCTTATACTAATGCAACACATCCTTCTTCAACAAGTAGCAATTCAAATAGACGAAGAGTCGATCCAAGAAATGCTACTTGGTTATTATAGGAGGTGAGTAAAAATGCCACAAGATGATGTTACTACCGTCTTTAGTGCTGATATTACTGATTTTAAATCTGCAATGCAAGAAGCAAGTCGTCAAATTAGACTTGCTAATTCTGAGTTTAATGCTTTAGCTACAGCTATGGATGATACTGCAGATGAGCAAGATAAACTTAATTTGCAAGTTGAAAGAGCAACTAAAGTTAGAGATGCAGAAGCAAAAAAGTTAAAAGCACTGCAAGAAGAATACCAAAAAGTAGCTAAAGAGCAAGGCGAAAATTCAAAAGGTGCAGAAGAACTTAAGATAAAAGTAAATCAACAGCAAGCTGCTTTTAATAAAGCTGAAAAATCATTGGCTGGATATGAAGAGCAATTAAACGATATTGATGAAGAGTCAAAAGATGCAACTAAGTCTACTGATGATTTTGCTGATAGTGGTTCAAAAGTTGGTAAAACTTTTAATGGTTTTGGAAAATTAGCAGGTGCAGTAGCAGCTGGATTAGTTGCAATTGGTGCAGCAGCAGTAGCTGGCGCAAAAAAGTTTTTAGATTTAGCAGAATCTACTCGTGAATATCGAACTGAGATGGCTAAACTTAAGTCTATTAATGATGAGATGAATGCTGATTTTAAAGAGACTAAAAAAACTTATCAAGAATTAGTTGCAATCACTAATGATGAAGGAGCTGCAACAGAAGCAGTCAACAACTTATTGACAGCAGGCTTTAAAGGTGATGAGCTTGATGAAGTATCAAACTATTTACAAGGTGCAGCGATCAAGTGGAAAGACACTTTAAAAGCAGAAGGTTTAGCTGATTCAATTCAAGAGTGGATTGGTACTGGTGGTGAAAGCTTAACTGGTCAGATGGCTGAACTATTAGAGCGTCTTGGATATAACCTTGATGTTGTAAAAGTTGAAACTGCAGGTATGACAGAAGCGCAGCGAAGAGCATACTTGATGAATATCTTATCTGCAGAAGGTTTAGGAGAAATCACTGAAGCATACAAAAAAGAAAATAAAACTATTTATGAAGCTTCAATGGCTCAACAAAATCTAAATGATAAGTTAGCTGTTTTAGGTGATGCTGCAGAACCAATTGTGACACTCTTAAAAAATGATTTTGCTAAAGTACTAGAGTATATCACACCTTGGGTTACTCGTCTTGCAAATGCTTTTGAGTTATTACTATCAAAAGGAAATGAAATGACAGGTCTACAAAGACTTGCAGATATTTTCTTAGATTTTAAAGAAAAAGCAAGCGAATTATTAGTAAGTATTGTAAATGGTTTAGCAGAAGCTATTCCTCAATTTCTGCCTAAAGTTGCAGAATTTTTAGGACAAGTAGTACAACAGTTTGTTGAATTTATTCCAACTTTAACTAATGCTGCTATTCAATTATTTTTAGCAATTGCAGAAGCAATACCACCAACTATAACTGCACTTATCGAGCAGCTACCACAAATATTAGATTCAGTAGTAGCAGCTTTAAATGAAATGATACCTGCTTTATTAGAATGCAGTATTCAATTCTTAAGTACTATTGTTGATGCTTTACCAGCAGTTATCAATAAATTAGTAGAAGCATTGCCACAAATAATAGAAACTATATCAAATTTTGTACAAGAAAATTTACCGGTAGTATTAGATGGATTTATCACATTATTAAATACTATTATTGAAGCATTACCTATTGTGATCGAGTCATTAATAGAAGCACTTCCAACAATAATAGAAACCATAGTTAAGTTTTTAACAGACAATATACCTGTAATTTTGGATGGTGCAATTAAATTGCTTATGGTAATAGTTGATGCAATTCCAGTAATTATTGAAGCATTACTAAAAGAACTTCCTACAATTATTACTACAATATTAGTAACATTAGCTGAAAATATGCCTAAAATTTGGGCAATGGGTTTTGAGCTATTTATGCAAATTGTTAAAGCTATTCCTGATATGATTATCCATTTAGGTGAAGCATTAGGTAATATTACAGATACTATTTTCGAAACACTTGAAGATATAGATTTATTTGAAATTGGACAACAAATCTTACAAGGACTAATTGATGGAATGCTTGATATTGGTAAAAATATTTGGGGTGCTATTACTAGTATTGGTGATAATATCGTTAGTGGATTTAAGAGCTTCTTTGGTATTCACTCACCTTCTAAATTAATGCATGACCAAATTGGTGAATATTTAGGAGAAGGTATTGTAGATGGAATTGAAGATGGATTTGATAAAGATATTGATAGTGTAAAAAAATCAATGCTATCAAATCTAGATATAGATGGTCCAACAATTACTACTCGTGGAAATTCTGGAAGCGCTTCATCACAACAATCTGCATCATCAAATGGAAAGGTAGTTAATGTATACTATAATGTTACAACACCTAAACCAATCAATCGCGCAGAGTTATGGAACCAATCAAAACGTTTAAATAAAGTTATTCAAGGGGTGATTTAATATGATTGAAGCTATTTGGAAAATAGACAATAAAGAACTCAATTTAATTAATAACCTTTACTTTAAAATTAAATTAAGTGGACTTGATAATCCATCAGGTGAAATGGTAGGAGATTCAAATCCTTATAGAGCTGGTATTCAAAAGAAAAGAATTGCTATTCAAAAGCGATCTATTACAATTGATTTTATTATTCATTCAAATACTCAACAAACTAGACAGTTATTGTATGAGTACTTTAGAACAGGTGATACAGGTGAATTATTCTTAAGAAGTGATTATCGACAAGGCAAAATAAAAGCTGATGTTATTGATATGCCATTCTCTAGACATGATTTACCTGTTACAGCTCAGTTGTTACTAGAATGTCCTTATCCATACTTTAGTGATATAAGTGAAATCATAGAAGAGATAAGAAACTCAATTGGATTATTTAAGTTTAATGTAGCATTTAATACTAAAATTCCATTAGGTAAATATTTGGATGAGCAGCAAGCAATCATTTTAAATGAATCTGATGTTAAAACAGGCATAGTAATTAAAATGAATATTAGAGGTGATGTTGAAAATCCTCAAATCTATAATGCTACTACAAATGAACGTATTGGAATTGATACAAGTAAACTTTCAGTTACACTTCCTAGTGGTGTTACAGCATCACTTGTATCAGGTGATGTAATTACTATTGATACAAGAAGTGGACAAGGCGTAAAATCAATGACTTTAACTAGAGAAGGTACTACATATAATATTATAAACACCTTGATGAAAGAAAGTTCGTGGATTCAGTTAATTAGAGGAACTAATACTATTTCTGCACTTGCTACTAAAGGTGTTACTAATATGAAAATATATATTGAGAGAACTGAAGAGTATGGAGCGATCTAATTATGGAACTATATATAAAAGAACCAAAATTTAATTCTAATAACGAGTTTATTGGACTTATTACAATTGATGTAATTGATAATGCTTCAAGTATTATTTGGGAACCTCATTATAGAGAAGATGGAAGTTTTGAGATTTATGTTGAAGTCACTGAAAAAAATATTAAATACTTAACTAAAGACAAGATTGAGAATACTGGTTTATTTGTAGTAAGAACAGATGATGAAAATGTTGGAATAATTGAATCGGTAGAAATCACAAGTGATGAAGATACTGGTGATAATATTACTATTACTGGTAAATTTGCAGAAAGCTTGCTTGCTAGAAGAATTATTCGACAGATTTATTATTTAACTAATAGAACTTATGACATTATTAAAACTTTATTATATGATAACATCTTAAATCCACCATTAAATCCTGGTGAAACAGTATCACCTCGTAAAATGGATTTATTCTATTATAAAAAAGAAAGTGATGTCATTTACTTAAGAAGTGGAGATATTAATACTGATGATGAAATGGTAGTGACTAACCAAATTTCAATTCAAGTACAATATGAAAATTTACTAGACTATATTTACACTTTATTAAATGATTGTAACAGCGGCTTAAAGGCTGTATATAACGAAGCAAAAAATAAGTTTGAATTAATTTTCTATACTGGAAAGAATAGAAGCTATGGACAAAGTATTGCTACATATCCATACGTTGTATTTTCTGAAAATTACGAAAATATAACTCAATCATCATATTTAGCTTCAATTGCTGATTCTGCAAATGCAATATATGTTGAAGGTGAGCCTGATACTAGTGAGAAGATAGAAGTAGATGAATCTGGGAATAAAACAATCGTTGAGTATGAAAATCCAATTATTGATAAATATCCAAGTATTAGCAGAGGAGAAATAGAGCCTATAGGATTATACAGGAAAGAGCTATTTATTGATGGTTCAGATGTACCTAAGAGTTACAAAAATGAAGGTGATACTACTGAAACTATTATTCCAATTGAAGACTACCGAAAATTGTTAGGACAAAGAGGTAAAGAAGAAGTAATTGTTGCTACAGAAACTTTAACTGGTGAAGTTGATGTATCACTTTATAAATATAGAACTGATTTTAAAATCGGTGACATTGTTACTATTGAAAATCGTTTTCTTGGTATACATGTAAACAAGCGAATTATCGCTGTACAAGAAGTAGAAGATGAAAACGGTTATAGTATAAAGCCAATATTTGAAGAATAAAGGAGGAATAAAATATGGCATACGAACTAAGGAATGGAAAATATTATAAGGTTGAAGAAGTTGATTTAGCTAACATTGAAAAAGAAGCTAAACAAGCTGTTGCATTTATTGCTCAGCAAGAAAATAGTATTGCTCCTTTAAAAGAAAGAGCTAATTCTATTGAACTTAAGAAACAACAAGAGATTGAAAAGTTAAATCAAGAAATCGCAAGAGTATCTCAAACTTATAATGCAGAGCTTGATGCGTATAGCTCAGAGATTGCTAAGTATGAAGCTAAAATCTTAAGTGCTAAAGAGTCATTAAAAGATAAAGTCGATATTATCAAAGCTGCTTTTCCAAATGAAGCAGCTAAACTTGGTTTTTAGATAGGGTAAGCGATATTACCCTATCACTATTAGAATTGATTTTTAAAATTTTAAAAAACGTTAAGTAGGAGGAATAAAATGATGGAAGTTGAAGTAACAGCACTACTATTAAAGTATGGAGTCTCAACTGTTGCAATGGCATTTATTGTTATGTGTATGGTTGGAGTTGTGAAGATTTTCACAAAAGGAATTATTAATAAAAAAATAGTAAGCGACTCAAAGAAGAAATGGTTAGCTAAACTATATCTTGGACTAGCGCTAGTCTTTTCTTATATCGTGTCATTGATATATTACGCTGCTATTTTAAAAGAAAATTGCTGGACATTTGAGTGTATCAAATTTTCAGGTGTAATTTGGACATTGACTTCTCCTTTATACCAACTTTACAAACAATTTGGTGGAAGAAAATTCTTAATTTGGTTTGTTAGTTTATTTAAAGGAAAGAATAAAGACACTGATTCTATTATTGATGTAATTGAAAAAATCTTAAATGATGAAGCGCCTTTACTAACAGATGCTCAAAAAGAAGCAATTAATAATAGATTGACTAGTGAGTTAGGTACTACTAACGCTAACGATAATACAGCAGAGAAAAAGGAGTGACTAATTATGAGTGAAGCTAGCTATTATAATAATATAAAAGATTTTGCATTTAATTCTGTTGGTGATGATAGATTATATGATGCAAATGATTTATGTGATTGGCTAAAATCTACAAACTCAAATGGAGTAAGAGCTAATCCTGTTGACCAATTAAAAGTTAAACCTTCTACAGGGTTAACTGTACAAATAACAAAAGGTGTAGGATTAATTAATGGCCATTCTATGGAGTTAACTGATGCAATAACAATTCCTGTTGATACTGCTCCGCTAGCTTCAACTGGTTATTCACGAAAAGATATTGTTGGATTTAGAGTAAATAACATTGATCGAAAAATGGAAATATTCTATCGACCTGGTACAGCTGCAGCTACGCCAGTTGTACCTTCTCTAATCCAAAATGAAAATTACTATGAACTATGTTTAGGAGAGCTGACAATTACAGCTGGTTTAACAACTATTGGTATAAATAATATTACTGATACACGTGATAGTGACAAATGTGGTTTTATCGTAAGTAGTGCAACAATCTTTACACCTTACGAACAAATTATTAATACTACTAGCACAGTAACAACTTTTCAAATTGAGTTAGCAACATTTAATCCAACTTTAGATATTGTTACAATAGCTATTAATGGTAATAAATTGACAGACGATCAGTTTACTATTACAGGTAGAACTGTTGTATTAAAGTCTGCAGTTTATTCAGGTAATACTATTGACGTTGATATTTGGCATTTTGTTGATGCAAGCGGAGTACTTGCTAATAACATGGGTCAAGTAGAGCAAGTTAGTGAAGAAGTAAATAAGATGGTAAAGTACTATTATTTCTGTAATGGTATAAATGACAATAAACTTCTTTCTGATTTAGCTCAAAATTTCTTAGCTGGTACAGGTGAGTTTGTTGGAGTAGATACATATGCACAAATGGAATTAATTATTTGTGGTGAGATGGGAACAGTAAATCAATGGTATAGTGGAAATGGTACACAAGCTACACCATATACATATTTTGCATTTGGTCGAGGTAACACCTCTACTAGAACTATTTACTTTAACTTCTCAAATTGTGCAAGAATAAACGTGTCTTGTCCTACAAATGAAAATGTATATGCTACTATTTTTAGTGGTGCAGATATTAATATTAGAAATGTAGCACTAAATGTTGGAAGTGGCTATAATGTAGACATATTCAATGGTACAAATATTCATTGCCAAGATAGTGAATTTTGGATGACTACAATTAATAACTGCTGTGTTGGTAGATGTTGCGGAATATTTGAAAATGTTAGAACTTCAATTGCTTCAACAGCAGGAAATGCGTTTGGCTTCTATGGTAATGGAAATCTTACTAGAATAATTGGAGGAACACACTATGCATGGACAGCTGGAACAAATAAAGAAGCAGTATGCTTTTATGTAGAAGCTTACCAAACAGCAAATGTATTATTTGTAAGTATGGCCAATATGCCACAATACTCACGAAGTGGTTATACACAGTCAAGACCAATTAAAATTAATAATGGCTATTGTACTGTTATGCAATGTGCAATGTGGATGGCTGCAACTGTAGATAACGGTAGCTTTTACGATGCTACTAAATGTACTGCTTATGGTAATGCAATTATCAGTAAAAACTAATATATTTTTCTTAAGATGAACTGAGTTTTAAGAGAACGAGAATAAGAAAGTAATATAGTTATACAAGTCGATCTCTTAAAACACATATTAGAAAACACTCAGATTTTGAGTGTTTTTATTTTTTGTAAATTTTTACACTTTTTTACAAAAAACTATGTACATTCTACTACTTTTGTAGTATAATAATAATAATGTAGTAAGAAATAGAGTACTACAGAAATGAGGATATTAAAAATGACAAAATATATAATTATAGGATTTACCAATCCTAGCTTAGAAACTAGTAAAGCTGATATTAAGGTGTTAATAAAAAATGATATTATTGGTTTATATTGGATAGAGTCTAATTATCATTTAGATATGAAATCATGTTGGCTTAAGTTTGATACTAGAGAAGAAGCAGATAAGTATATTAAAGATACAGGTTTAGAAAATTGTATTAGTTATGGAATTGAAGTTTAAAAGCCTTCTTCTAAAAAAGGCTTATTTCTTATGGAGGTAAAAATGAATTTTACATGTAATCATAAATGCTCTAATTGTGGTGAGTGTTGTACTGAATTTCTTCCAATGACCAAAGAAGAAGTCAGAATAATTAAAAAATATGTTGAAGATAATAATATTAAGATGATTAGACATTTTGATGGTCAAAATTTAGAAGTAAAATGTCCATTCAGAGATGATGAAAAGAAATGTTGCGCAATTTATCTGGTTAGACCAAAGATTTGTCGAAGTTTTAAATGTGACCATAATATTGCCAAAACAGAAAAAGATAAAGTAGATCGTCATGATGTGGCATTTTATAATCATATATCAAAAGAAAATAGTATGCCTCAAAATGTAGCTAGTTTACATAGCTTAATATTTAATGATTTTGAGTATGAAGCAAATCTTTTATATGCGTTGTCAAATTATAATCCAACTATTTTTAAGTCACTTATTAAAAATACATATCAATTGAAAGAGGTGATTAAAATTGAAAAAGTACACAATTGATGCAGTTAATAATGATAAATACTTTATTGTTTTAGATGATAATAAAGAAGTTTGTAAGATTAGTAAAGCAGTAAACACTTTAGAAAGTGTGATTAAGCTAGTTGGTCAAGATAATATTAAGGAGGTAAGGAAATGAAAAGACTAACAAAGAAAATTAAAAATACATATTGTGGATATGAAGTTAAAAATGCAACGTATAAACAATTATTTGATTTAGAAAGTAACAAACAAATTGAAAACTATGTAAATTGTGACTTAAGTATTGCAATTGATAAGCTTGGTAAATTAGAAGACATAGAAGCAGAGCTAAACTATCCTTTAGAGATTATACTCAAAGCACTTATATTTGGTTTTTATCATAACGAAATAGAACATACTTGGACAAGTGCTAAGCTATACAAGTATAGCGATAAATATGGATTTATGTTAACTGAACGATATGGATTTATTTTTGTGCCATTTAGTGACTATAAGAAAACATGGTGGCTTAAAGCTGATAGGAGTGAATAAAGAAATGAAAGGATTAGAAGGATTAAAATCAATTAAAAATAGTTTAGATATTTTAATTGAAAATAATTATAGAAATGAAGAAATTAATATTATTGAAAAGGAATTAAAAGCACTTGAGATTATTAAAAGAAATCTAGGAATTGATTTATCAGTATTAAAATATTATGAGACAGTCCAAGAGTGGAATGATGAATTTTGGTGATGATTATCTTTTAACTGATAAAGAATTTGATTTATTGAAAGAAGTATTTAATGAAAAAAATTAAGAGATTTTTATTATTTATACCATTATTATTTTTATTTATTAGTTGTGATTATACACCACCTATTAAAACACAAATAGAAGTTAAAGTGGTTGATAAATATACAGCAGTTGAAAGTAGATACAATTTTTTTAGAAGCCAATATGAAACTATGACAATATATTATTTGGTACTAGCTAATGGAGACATAAAAGAAGTTAACAATGCTGATTATTATAAATACAATGTTGGAGATAACTTTACTATTACTGTTACTATTACCGTACAGGAGGAAAATAAGAAATGAAAACAACTTATTGTCTTAAAATAGATAATGATACATATTATTTTGATAGCTTTAGTGAGTTAAAAACTTATTGCACTAATAATGATTATAAGCCAGTAGTTGAGATTATGGATATTCAAAAAGGTGTTAGCTTAACAATCGTAACTTTTAGATTAGTTAAATAAATTAAGGAGGATAAATCAGAATGAATTACATACCAGCATATGAATATGTTATGATGTTTTATTTTAATGTTGTAAAAAATTATAAACACCAATTTAAAGCAAATCCAAATGCTGAAGAGTACTTCAAAGAAAAAATGCCTTAGACAATTATTATTTAGACCTGATATTCTAAATATATTAAGTAAGAAAGCAATAGAAGATGCTGAAAGAAGGAGTTATAATGAAATTTAGTGATTTTAAATTAATGAATAAAGAGTGCAATAATTGCTCTATTAGAATGTGTAAATCTAATACAGATTGTATTTATCGTGCTAAAAAGTTAAATTACGATCTTCCATTAGATAAGAAGTTTGAAAATTATGTATATTTTAATTTACGTGATTATGGAAATTGTTATATCGGTGAAAGAGAATATAATATTTTAGGTGAAGATAAAATTAAAGCAGATATTATAAAAAATGGCTTTAAAAATCCAACTGTTAGGCATTTAGATAATTTATTAGGTGCAATTATTACTGTAGAAAAAAGACATATAGAGTAAGGAGATATATTAAAATGAATAAATATGAATCAGCTTTAAATCAAATGTGTTTACATTGTAAAACTAAACCACAGTATTGTAATAAGAATAAATGTAACCGCTTTCAAGCGTTAAAAGAGTTAGTTGATGAGAAACTAATGTACGAAGTACCAAAAAAGAAGTATAATAATAATAGAGGTGAAAATGAAAATGGCTACTAAATTACAAGAACTTAGACTCTCTAGTGGTTTATCTCAAGCACAATTAGCAGGCAAAGCTAGCTTAAAAGTACGCACTCTTCAAAATTATGAACAAGGTGGAAGAAATTTAGATGGTGCAAAGCTAGAAACACTATTAAAACTATGTATTGCAATGGATTGCAAATTAATAGATTTGATTGAAGATGAACACTGTAAAGAGTTACTTAAAATCGCAAATATAAAATAAAAGCACTAAAAACTTAAGTGCTTTTTTATTTATATATAAAAATAAAAAAGAGCTCAATGCCTAGCTCTTTTTTCATGGATATTAAAAATATGGTGATCGTAATTAGATTCGAACTAATGTCTTTGCATAGAAAGTGCAACGTCTTAACCTCTTGACTATACGACCGTCTTGCTTAAATACGCAAATAGCTATACTATTCTATAGTATTAAGCGAAAGACCTAAACCTATTTTTACAGTCAAATTGGGTTTTGCATCCATAAACTAAGTTTGATTTAAAGTAAATAAACTTTAAAATAACTCGATTTCCTTTTTATCCTCAGCACATCGGCACTCATAATTGAGATTTAGGGGTTGTGTCCAGAAATCTTGAAACAATATATCCCTACTCAACTAACAAATCCTAGCTATATTTGGGAGAATTAGTTTTAATGCTCGTTAGCTGAGTAGGAATAACTAGAATAAATCTAGCATTATCCTTCAACGATAATATTATACTACAATTGTAATAATTTGTAAATAGTAAAAAGAGCTTTCGCTCTCTTTTTTTACTGAATCTCCATGACTTCATCACAATCACCACAGATTAAATTGTATTTTGGATTAGCTCTGGCAATTGCACCACAACATGGACATACAAACTTTGAAGCATTTCGATCTTTACCTTTTCTTTTAACTTCCATTGTTCCAAATTTATTCTTAAGATGAAATAACTCTGTGATATACTCAGGATTATATTTTGCTAAGAATTTATCATCAATTAGTTTGCTCAATGATTCACTTATCTTTCCAGTAGTATTCCAACCAATACCATTATGCTTTTCAACTTCTAAACCAATTTCATCACATAACTCTTTGAATTTATTATTGTGATAACGACCATTTGTTGATACTTCTTTAATATCTGCTTTTCTACAGTAAGCATGTATTTGTTCATGAATTAGTGTAGAGAAGATTTCTTTTAGTTCTCTAGTTAAATAATCAATATTGTAGCTAATTTCTAAATAGTTAAGTTCGTCATCAGTATAAACTTCTTGGACTGTACAATAACCATATGAACTTCTTTGTGGTTTAAGTGTTAACACGATATTAGCTAACTCTTTTCCTTTAAAAATTTCTTTTGCTGAAAATTCCATAAATTCAGCTAAAAACTTAAGCTCTTTTGAATGCTCTTTAATTTTCATATTTTTAATATCCTTCTTTCTGTGAGACTCAATATCTCTCACTAATTATATTATACCACAAATGAGGTACAATGTACATAGTTTTTTCTTAAGAAATTAAAAAATACTCAGAATTTTCTGAGTATTTTAGCTAGATTAATAATCTTCAGGAAATAAAATTGTTGTCACTGAGCGATCCCATTCAGTAATAATGAAAATCTCAAAGCTTTCATTTTTATATTTGGCAACGACTCTCCAATCATTTATAACTGCTTTATTATTCATTGACCAATCTTCTTTGCAAGTCTGTCCCCAATTCATTGATTGATACTGGACTATTGAATCATGAATAAATTTAGCAAATACCATGTTTTTAGTCATTTCATCATTTATTGCTCTTGTTACTACTACTTGACCTAACTTAAGATTCACATTAAAAACTCCTTTAAATTAATAACTTACAATATTTATTATACAACAATTGGTGTATAACGTACATTAATTTGGCCAAAAGAAAAGAACGCTTATTCAGCGTCCCAATCAATTTCATCGTGTTTAGTGTACTCTCCATTTTTCATGTCTGCTTTAATTCCATCTAATTCTTTGGCTAGTTCATACTCTTTATAAAGACGTTCAATATATTTTTCAACTTTTGTTTGATAACTCTCAGGAAGTACTGAGAATTTATCAAACATTTCATTTTTATTAATAAGCACTATTGTAAGCATCCCCTCTCGATTGAATCAACTCAATATTTATTATATCATCTTCGTTTGTAAAAATAACACGATATTCATTTATTACAAACTTTCTTGATATTTTATAACCATTAAGCTTTTCAATTTTTCCAACTTGTAAACCATTTATAAAACGATCTTCGATATACTGTTTTATCTGAAGTCGTTTTGGTTTATGTAATTTCTTTAAATATTTTACTGCTTGCTTCGAGTATCTTATTTCCATTATTCTTCTCCTTACATTATTTATTATACACCAAATGTAGTATATCGTACATTAATATGACCTAAAAATAAATAATTATATTTAAGCTAAAATTGTGTACATTATACTACATTTGTAGTATAATATATTTATAAGTTAATTAAATAACTTAAACAAATCTTAGGAGGAAACAAAATGACAACACAAATTTTTATCAACTTAATCGAACTACTTGAGGAACTTCAATGGGAATATTCAATCGTTGATGGAATGATTTCTGTAATATTAGGAGACGAAGAAATAATAATTAATAAACATGAAGATGGAAAATTAATTGAGTTGATCGATGAGATAAAAAATAATTGGTGTTAAAAAGAGAGCTCTCAGAAATGAGAGCTTTTGCGTATTACTAATAACACTTGTCCAAATGGATAAGGTGTGTTAGTAAAACTCAATTTCGCAGTTAGTTAGAGTCTATCATTTTATATAATACATAGTCTGTAGTGCACTGGATGCTACAGGTTTAATTTTTATTTACATTTAACTAGATTATTCAAGTCATAGTAAAAACTCTTTTAAAACCAGTTGTATCTTAAGATAAAAATTTACAAAAAATTGCAAAAAAGTGTGTACAAACTACTACAAATGTAGTATAATATATATGTAGATGAGAGAGATATACAATCTACAGAAAGATAAAAGGTGAATAAAATGAAAAGAAATGAAATTCAAAACGAACTTAAAAATTTAGGTTGTAAAGAATTATGTGAAGATAATAAAACATTAGTAGTATATAATGAAATTCAAAATTGGTTATATGCAAATAGAACTCCTATAAAAGCAATCACTAAAATTTGGGTAGAAGATAATGAAATTTATATTTGTGTATATGAAGATAATCTATTTAATACAGGATTTATAATTGAGTAGTTAAAAGGTTAGAGCTTAACCTTTAAAAGCTCCTTTCTTAAAACCGCCATTGAATGTTGCAAGCCATTATGTGAAAGGTTGAGCAAGAAAGCAGGTATTAAAAATATGAAAAACATTGAAGTAATCGAAAACAGAGGTAGTGAATACTCAAAGTGGTATCAATTCACAAATAATAAAAATGAAAGAGTAGTAGTTGAAATCTCTAAAACAGAGTGCGATCCAAAAGATAAAAGATGCTTACCAAACTTATGGGTAAAGCATGGATTTATGAAAACACCAATCTATAATTATTTAAGTGTCTCAACTTATGTTTACACTGATGAAGGTTGTTTTGGTAAATATACTCCAACAATTATAAAAGGTCAACACAAAATCAATTTTGATTGGATGCTAGACGCTACAAAAGAGAATGAAGAAAAATTATTAAATGAAGTATACAGATTAGCAAATTTATAGCTTGCAAAATCATCAGACTAAGCGCTGGTGATTTTTTATTTATAACTTAATAATTTATATTACTTTAAATAAAAAGTGTCTTAAAATTAGTTGTATCTTAAGTTAAAAAAATGAAAAATTTTGTAAAAAACTATTTACTTTATACTACAATTGTGGTATAATAATAAATGTAAGAGAGATATAAATAAATAACTCTTACAGAAAGAAGGATATTAAATTATGGGATTTTTTAGTTGGAAGACTTCTGATACAAACAGAAGCATTAGTAATCAATACAGTAGTAGAGGAACATTTCCAGTATACGTATTGATTCCACAAGAGTTTGGTGGAGGTTATATCAAAGAAGAAAATTATGAAGGTTATGGTGTTTTTGGTGGCAAAGATATTTATACTCTAGTTGCTAACTGGAATTGTCCAGAAAAATGTGTTGGTGATGATGATAAAGATCGAGACATTGGAATTGATATTGCTTGTTATGATGAAGAGAATGACAAATTAAAATATCCAATTAAAATCACAGAAAAACCAATGAAGTATGAAGATGCTAAATCATCAGATAGTTGTCCAGACCAAGGGTATTTCTATGATGATGAAGAAGATGATTATGATGAAGAAGAAGACGATGAAGATGATTATTATTCTGACCATTATGATGAAGATGATGAAGAGTAATAAGAAAAAGACTTGCTAAATTTTAGCAAGTCTTTTATTTTGACTATTTTTGACTTAAGTGTTATGATTTGTCCTTAATCATGTTGCGAGCATGATTAAGATAGAGAGATATATTATAAGAAATCAATTTCAAATTTGCCTCTTTGGATTTTAATTTCATTTATGAAAGTCATCCAAAGAGATTTTTTTTCATGCATACTTAAGTCATCATACAACGTGACTGCATTTTTATCTGTAAAATCAGTTGTAATAGGAAGTGGCTTTCGTGGTGGTTTGTTATTCTTTTCACATTCCTCTAATAACTCATTTAGACGTTGATACTCTGATTTATATTTCTCTTTACTGATTATCTCTTCATCATATAAATCATAAAGCTTATCCAACTTCTTTTTTATCTTTGCAATATCAACACCAGCAGTAGCTTTATATTCTTTTTCTTTTATCTCAAAATCTAATTGATAATCTTTATATTGTTGAATAAAATTACTCAATAAATATTTTTCGATAGATAACTCTGTAACAACATAATTATTATCACATCTTCGATTTCTCCAATGATTAGGACAGCGATGTGTCTTATTAATTCTATGCTTTTTCTCATATCTGCCTTTAGTTTGGACAGCTGTGTTTGCAGTTAGCTTTTTGCCACATATTCCACAACGAAGCATGCCATTAAAAATATATTCATTATTTTTCTCATGATATTTTGAGTTTTGACCTAAAATTCTTTGAACTCGCTCAAACTGCTCTTTTGAGATAATTGGCTCACAATAATTCTCAAATGTGCCATACTCACTTTCATAGATACCTATGTAAAGCTTGTTTCTTAATAATCTAGCCAATACATTTCTAGAATAATTTGGGTATCTATCTTTTGCATATATAACTAATCGTGTCATGTTCATTAGCTTTTCGTAGGCATCAAATAAATCTTGAACAATTAAAGCTTCATCTTTATTAATAATTAATTTTTTATTTTTAATGTCATAACCTCTAATTGCAAGCGATCCTGAAATAACTTCGCCTTGCTCCAACTTACTTTTGAATACTGTTTTAATTCGGTCAGAAGTCATGTTTGCTTCATTCTCAGCAATAGTTAACATTATATTAATTTGAAGTTGTCCAGCAGTAGTAGTGGTGTCATAATCTTCTAAAACTGTTTTCCAATGGACTTTATGTTCATCCAAAATATCTTGTATTTTGTAGTAATTTCTGACCCCTCGTGACCATCTATCAATTTTAGTGAATAATACTAAATTAATTTCTCCGCTTTTTATATCAGCCAATAGTTGTTGTAAAGCAGGTCGTTTTAAAGTTTTAGCTGTGTACCCATCATCAGTATAAATCTTTGCAATATAAAGCTTATTATCTTTAGCGTACGTCTTTAATATTTCAGTTTGTGCTCTTAAGCTATCACCATTTGCTGCTTGCTCATCATGAGATACACGTACATATAACGCTACTTTAATCATTAATTTTACCTCTTTGTAATAAAAAGTACTCATCTTGAACTTTCATCTTGAACCTCAAAAAACGTGATAACAAAGCCATTTTTTGATTCTCGGTTCAAGTTCAAGATGATTTTTGCTATTTATTATATATATTTATTTATTTTTAACGAAAAAAAATATAAATATATAAATATAAAATAATAAATAATAATATATGTTAAAGCGAAATGTCATCTTGAACTTGAACTGGAACCCTTGAACCGCCAGATAAATACTTATCTACTATTAGCATATCTTCTACATAATCAAGTGCTTTTTCTTTATTATCTTCACTTAGCTCTAAATAAGTACCAAATATTTTAGCAGCATTTGGACCATAGTTACACGAGATATATCTAAATAATGCTGCCTCTCGTTTTAGATAGTCTTCTTTTTCTAATAAAAGTTGGTCAGATGAGATATTAAAAAACTCACATAACGTTTTTATACTAGATATTTTTAAACTTTGGACAGAATCAGACTCTAATTTTTGGATCGCTGCTTTTTTAACTCCAATTAATTCTCCTAACTCATCTTGAGTTAATCCTTTCTTTTTTCTTAAATTCCTTAACCTGGTGCCAAACGACATTTTTTATTTTCCTCCTATTTACTATTAATTAATTGCGCGCATACGCAATTAATATCTTAATAGTAAACTATATAAGCGCACAAGTAAAATATTTTGGTTTTTGTATCTAAAAAGTAGAAATTTATACTTGATTGTGAAAAATTATAGTTATATAATGAATTTGCAAATTACTTTTAAGATACTTTTTATTGAAAAAAGTCAAAAAAGTTTATTAAAAGTATTTACAAACTAAATTTTCGTGATATAATAATAAATGTAAAAGATAGTTAAATATGTATAAAAATGTATTTATACGATATAAACAATCTTTTACATAATATAAAAATAAGGAGGAACAATGTTATGGCCGAAAATTACATTATTTATGAAAGAGGTGATTAAATGAACACTAAAGTTATCAAGTCTCAAATGGTATTACATGATGAGACAAACGAAACATTGGCTAATTATTTAAAGCAGTCTGTTCCGACAATATCTAAAAAAATAAATGGTAAACTACCTTTTACTTCTACTGATATTTCACTTTTAGCAAGAAAGTGGAATTTAACTGATGAGCAAGTAGTAAATATCTTTATTAATAAAGAGGTGCGTGAATGATAACATTAAATGATTGGTTGAATGCCATCGCAAAGATTTTATCTAAGCGTAAAAATTATGAAGTAAAAATAAGCATAAAGGAGAATTAAAATATGGAAGATAAAACTCTTACAATCACAGAAACTGAGTTTAAGAGAATTTGTGATAATACTGCAAATGAAATAGCCAAAGAAACAAATGAATTTGCCATTGGACTTTTAGCAATAAAAGCATTTGCTGATTTAGGCGCTAAATTATTTAGTGATAACAAGCAAACTTCTGAAAGTGAGTCACAATGTCAGTAACATTATATAAGCATCAGCAAGATGCTTTAAATGAAACAAAACAATTCAATAAAGTAGCTTACTTTCATGACATGGGGCTCGGTAAAACGTTTACTGGCGCTGAAAAAGCTCTTGAGTTAGGTAAAAATATTTTAGTAGTATGTCCTAAATCATTAATTAGTACATGGATAAATCATTTTAATAAGTATTATGATGCTAAAGTTACTGATTTAACTGATAAAAAACAATATGAGTCATTTCTTAATGGTGATAGTACTTCTATATGTGTTATTAATTATGATTTAGTATTTAGAAGACCTGAACTTAGTCAATTATGTAATTTCACTTTACTTCTTGATGAGTCGAGTCAAATCCAAAATGAAAAAAATAAGCGTGCTAAATTTATTCTTAAGAAATTAAATCCAACAAACGTTATTCTATTATCTGGTACACCTATTAATGGTAAGTACGAAAAGATATGGAGTCAATGTCATTTACTTGGTTGGGATATTTCAAAAGAAACATTTGAAAAGCACTATTGTATTAAAGACTACATATATAATAGAAGGCATGAAAAAATCTTAGGTCCTACTGGTTTTCCTGTAAAACAAATAGTTGGATATAAGAACGTTGAGAGATTAAAGAATAAGCTTCGAGAACATGGAGCACATTTTCTTAAAACTGAGGATGTGTTTAATTTACCAGAACAAGTTTTTAATGAAGTATTGATAGAAACATCAAGTCAATATAAAAAATTCATTAAGACAAGCGTTTTGATAACTAATGAACTCGAATTAATTGGAGATACTTCTCTAACTAAGATGTTATATGCTCGAATGTTATGTGGACAATATAATAAGAACAAACTAGAAACGTTTGAAGATTTAATTGAATCAACAGAAGATCGTATTATAGTTTTCTATAATTTTAATGAAGAGCTTGAGAAGCTAAAAGAAATTGTAGCAGCTCATGATAAGCCAACTTCTGAGGTAAACGGACACACTAAAAATTTAGAAAATTATGAAGATTTTGATAATTCAATCACGTTTATTCAATATCAAGCTGGAAGTATGGGACTTAACTTACAATTAGCAAATAAGATTATTTACTTCACACCACCACTTTCAAGTGAGTATTATGAGCAAAGCAAAAAGCGTATACATAGAATTGGTCAAAATAAGACTTGCTTCTATTATAACTTGATTTGTAAAAACTCAATTGAAGAAAAAATCTATGCTGTACTTAAGTTAAGAAAAGACTATACAGAAGAGTTATTTAATGAGGATTTTAAGGAGGTGAAATAATGTTTGATATTCGTAGTACTTATCCAAAAGTATTTTATACTGATACTGATAATATTAGTGATTTACCTGAACAAGTGAAACGCTATTTAAAATTACAATTATCATCTACATATGGTATGTGTGCACCAAAATCTACTCCTTATATTAAAGGTATTTATCCTAATGAGGAAAAGAAATTAGTTATTGTTAAATGGTCTGATGATTCTGTTACAAAAGTAGAGTGTAGCAAAGACGATACATTTGATATTTATGTTAGTGTAGCACTTGCTTGTGTTAGAAAATTCTTTGGAAGCAATAATCAATTTAGAAAGATAGTTGATAAACTAACTAAAGGAGCTAAGAAGTAATGAATAAAGAACAGCTAGAACTTGAAAATAAAATTTTGCGTGAACTTGTTCAAGACTTAACAAATAAATTAGATGCTATTGAAGCTTATCTTGATACATATTACACAAAATAATGACATTAGTTGTTATTACTCTTACATACTTAATTATTCAAGGCTTAGTAGTTTTATTCTTTATGAGAGAAGGTGAGTAATATCGCAGCTGAAAAAAATTTCGAGAACAAAGTCAAGAAGTATCTTGAAGAAAAAGGTTGTTGGTATATCAAATATTGGGGCGGTGCTCAATTTACAAAGAGTGGTATTCCTGATTTATTAATTTGCTGCAACGGTATATTTCTAGCAGTTGAGTTAAAAGGTCCTAGTGGTAAACCATCAGAGTTACAGCTTTGGACAATAGACCAAATCAAAAAATCTGGCGGATTTAGTTTTGTTTTATATCCAAAAGATTTTGAGAAATTCAAAAAATTAATTGCTGTACTTCTTTGTGAAGAACCAATCAATCACAAAATTGTTTACTAGGAGGTGAAAGAATGGTTTGTAAAAAGTGTGGTAGCTCAAATGTTAAAGTTGAGCTAGTTGCAGAGCAACAAAAAAGAGGAATCATCAAAACATTGTTTTGGATTTTACTAGCTACATGTACATTTGGTATAGCATTATTAATTGTACCAGCATTAAGTACTAAAGGTAGCAAAACAAGAAAATATGCTGTGTGCCAAGATTGTGGACACAAAGAAAGGATATAAATATGGAAGAATTAATTAAAGAGCTTATTTCTCTTACTAAAGAAAAAGAGTTAGTAGAAGCAGATATTGCAGCAGTTAAAGCTAAGATTGAAGCACAACTTCCAGCAGATGGTTATAAAGATGCAAATATAACAATCACTAGAACAGCAGGAAGTACTAGTACTTCTATTGATTTAAAAGAGTTAGAGAAGAAAGAGCCAGAGCTATATGAAGAGTTGCTTAAAGATTACACTAAGACAACTACTAAAAAAGAATCTATCGCTTATAGATTTAAAAAATAGTATATCAGTATATTAAATATAAGCAAAAGTGAGAAAAATTACAGTAGTTATACCTAAAAATTATTATATCAATATAATTTAGGAGCTGTTGAGTTATGAAGGTAGCAATTAATGCTGGCCATACTAAAGAAGGTTCTGGCTATGGCGCAGTTGGTTATATGAAAGAGTCAGAAGAGACTCGAAAAATAGTTAATGAATTACTCGTTCATTTTAGACGAAAAGGTCATGAAGCTATTAATTGTACAGTCGATCATGCTGTAAGCCAAAATGATTACTTAAAACAAACTGTCAATTTGGCAAATAAAAGTGATGCTGATTTATTCTTAAGTGTACATTTTAACTCAGGAGGAGGAAAAGGAGTTGAGTGTTATACATGGAAAGGAGAACAATTACGTATCTCTGAAAACATTTGTAAAAACATTTCTATTCTTGGTTTTCCTAATCGTGGTGTTAAAGACGGTAGCGGATTGTATGTAATTAAAAAAACAACAATGACTGCTATTTTAATTGAAGTATGCTTTGTTGATAAAATGGCAGATGTTGCTCTTTATAAAGAGTTAGGTCCAAAACAAATTGCACTTTCAATTTATGATGCAGTAGTCAATTAAAGGAGGTGAAGAAGTGGATGATGTAATACAATTTTCACACTCAAGAGTTGGAACATTTTCTGATTGCAAAAGAAAATACAAGTATACATACATAGATAAGTTGAAACCTTTTCCTAATTATGATGCTGATAATCCATTAAGATGTGGTACAGCAATGCATGAAGGAATAGAAAAGGATGCTGAAACAGCAATAAAAGAGTACTTATACTCGTACCCAATTATTGATGATTTACATATTAATGAAACAATTAAAATGGAATATCTTATTCCTATTGCAAAAGAAACTTTTCCTAAAGGAATATATGAGTACAAAATTGATTTACCAGAATTTATTGGTTATATCGATTTACTAGTACCAGTTGAAAATCCTTACATAGAAGATGGAAAGTGTTTTAAAAAAGAGTTTGAAAATACAGAATGGTTTGATATTTATGACTTTAAATATTCTAATAATGTAGCAGGTTATATGCAATCAGGACAGCTTCATGAGTATAAATACTTTTTTGAAAAAATGAATCCTGGTAAAAAGATTAGAAATTTATATTTTGGATTTATTCCAAAAGTAAATATCAAACAAAAAAAGACTGAAACGTTAGCTCAGTTTAGAGATCGTATCAGAACAGAGCTTGCTAAACAAGAAATTAAAATATGCAGAGTTATTTATAACGAAAATAAAGTGTATGAATTTCTTAACAAAGCTAAACAAATTAAAAATTGTGAAACATATCCAGCAGAGCCTTGTTGGTTGTGTGATAGATTTTGTGAGTTTAAAAATTTATGTCAGAAAGGAGAAGGTTTAGACATTATGAACTTACCAAAGAATAAAAGAAGAAATATTGAGAAAGTAGATAAGAAAGTTATTTGGCTTTACGGTGCACCTTTCTCAGGTAAAACTTATCTAGCAAATAAATTTCCAGACCCATTAATGTTAAATACAGATGGAAATGTAAGATTTGTTGATGCACCATATATTGCAATTAAAAATGAAGTTGAAGTAGTTGGTAGAATTACTAAAACAACTTTAGCTTGGCAGATTTTTAAGGATGCAATTTCAGAACTTGAAAAGAAGCAAAATACATTTAAGACAATTGTTGTTGACTTAGTAGAAGATACATATGAACATTGCCGTTTATATATGTATGACAAATTAGGAATTACTCATGAATCAGATGACTCATTTAGAGCATGGGACAAGGTACGTACAGAGTTTTTAAGTACTATGAAACGTCTTACAAATCTTGACTATGAAAATATTATCTTAATTTCTCATGAAGATACTTCTAAGGATATTACTAAGAAGTCAGGTGATAAGATTACCGCAATTAAGCCAAATCTTCAAGATAAAGCAGCATTAAAGATTGCAGGTATGGTAGATATTGTAGCACGTGTTATTGCTGATGAAGATAAGCGAGTACTATCATTCAAAGCAAATGATGTTGTATTTGGTGGTGGTCGTTTAAATATCATTGAAACTGAAATTCCATGTACATATGAAGATTTGATGGCAGTTTATGATGAAGCTAATAAGAATAAGTTAGCTACAGAAGTAAAGAAACCAGCAAAGAAAACTGTTAAAAAGGAAGTTGAAGCAAATGAAACTGAAACAACTACAACTGAAGTACAACTTGAAAATACTGAAGTACCAGCAACAGAAGTTAAAGAAGAGCCAAAACGCAGAAAAAGAGCTGAAGGAGAAAAGTCTTTAGCAGATAAGGTTGAAGATTTTAAAGCAGCAAAACAAGCAGAAAAACAAGAAGAGCAACCTGCTCCAACTGAGCAACCTGCAGAAGAAGCTCGAAAATTTGAGCGTAAGCATAGAGTTGTAGAAGAGCAACTAAAAGAAGAAGTAGCAGAGGAAACACCTCAAACTACTCCAACAGAAGAGCAACCTCAAACAGAGGAAGCACCAAGACGTCGTAGACGTAGAATTGCAGAATAATAAATATATAGGAGGATTAAAAAATTATGGCAATTGATTTTTCAAAATTTGATAAGGCAGTAGACATTGAAGGTCTAAAGAAGGATGTAGTAGCAGCTGCAGATGGACAAGGTGATTTTAAGGAAGTACCACATGGTACATATGAAGTGTCTATTGATAAGCTTGAATTAGTTGAGTCTAAGAAAGGCGATCCAATGGTTACCTGTTGGTTTAAAATTCTTGAAGGAGAGTATAAAGGACAAAGAATTTTCATGAATCAAGTCGTTACTCTAGGCTTCCAAATTCATATTGTAGATGAGTTTTTAGAGAGCTTAGAGTCAGGTGTAGAAGTTAAGTTTGAGAGCTTTGCTCAATATGGCAAAATGCTATTAGATATTCATGAAGCTATTGATAATAATCTTGAATATGCTGTGGAGTATGGTGAAAACAAAGGCTTTAATACATTTAAAATTGTTGACGTATATGAATTAGAAGACTAATACATAATTAAATCTTGGAATTGATAGTTAATTTGCTATCAATTCCGAGTATTAATATTTGAAAAGTAGGTGATTATCATCTTAGTGTTTTATGATTTTGAGGTATTCAAAAACGATTGGTTAGTAGTATTAATTAATCCAGTTGAGAAAACAGAAGACGTTATAATTAATGATAAAGATAAGCTAGAAGCTTACTACAATAAGAATAAAAATTCTATTTGGATTGGTTATAACTCAACTAGATATGACCAATATATTCTAAAAGGTATTTTATGTGGATTCGATCCAAAAGAGATAAGTGATTTTATTATCAAATTGGATGAACCTGCATGGAAGTTTAGTAGAGTATTAAATTCTATTCCATTAATTAATTATGATGTGGCTTATAGAACTGATTCTGGACTTAAGTCTTTAGAAGGTTTTATGGGTAATAATATTAAAGAAACGTCAGTTGATTTCGATTTAGATCGAAAGTTAACAGACAAAGAAATTGCAGAAACAGTTAAATATTGTAGACACGATGTTGAGCAAACTATTTCTGTATTCTTAAATAGAAAAAGTGATTTTGATGCACATATTGGTTTGATTAAGGCTTTTGACTTAAGTCTTGACTATATGAATAAAACCAAAACGCAACTTGCAGCTATTATTTTAGGAGCAAGAAGAAAGTCACACGATGATGAATTTGAAATTGTTATTCCCAACACACTTAAGTTAAGTAAATATAAGTATGTGTTGGACTGGTATTTAGATAGAAATAATAGAAGCTATGATAAACAGCTTGTAACAGATGTGGCAGGTGTAGAGCATATCTTCGCATGGGGTGGACTTCATGGTGCTGTTAATAAATATCAAGGTGAAGGTGTTTATATAATGGCAGACGTTGAAAGTCTATATCCATCATTAATTATTCAATATAATTATATGTCAAGAAATGTACCATCAGTTGATAAGTATATTGATATTTATAACATAAGATTAAAGTTAAAGCATGAAGGAAAGAAAAAAGAAAATCTTCCTTATAAATCAGTACTTAACTCAACATATGGTGCAATGAAAGACAAATTTAATAATTTGTATGACCCATTAATGGCAAATAATATTTGTGTTGCTGGTCAATTACTTCTATTAGATTTAATTGAGAAGCTAGAGCTAAGTGGTACATGTGACTTAATCCAAACTAATACTGATGGTATTTTAATCAAGTTACATAATGAAAAAGACTTTGAAACAGTAGATGATATTTGTTATGAGTGGGAAAAACGAACTCGTTTAAATTTAGCTTTTGATGTATTCCATAAAGTATATCAAAAAGATGTTAATAATTATGTGTTAACACCATTCAAAATTTATAACGATAAAGGTGAACCACAATACAAAACAAAAGGTTCATATGTTAAAAAGCTATCTAGCTTAGATTATGATTTGCCAATTGTTAATAAAGCAATGATTGAGTACATGGTCAATAATACTTCAATTGAAACTACTATTAATTCTTGTGATGAATTAAAGATGTTCCAAAAAATAGTTAAAGTATCAGGTAAGTACTCACATGGTTGTATTGGTTTTGGTTCATCTGAACCACCTAAAAAAATATGTGCTAAATATGAGAATGGTTGGTGTCTTAAGAAAAATACTAATTGTCCTTATAAGCAAATGAGCAGAGCAAAATGTTATGAAGCAGCACATGTTAAAGTTAACACTAAACCTGCTATTCCATTAAATGATAAAACCTTTAGAGTGTTTGCATCTAAAGATGAAAATGATGGTTATATTGGAAAAACCAAAGGTGAAGGTAAAACAGTAGAAAAATTTGCAAACACTCCAGAACATTGCTTTATTGAAAATGGTGATATAAATGATGCAAAAATATCATCTAAATTAGATAAGCAATGGTATATCGATCTGGCTTATGAGAGATTGAAACAATATGGTGTTTTATAGTACTAAAACACATAAAGTAGGTGATAACAAATGGAATTTTTTATAGGCTACATTCAAACAACTAGTCAAAAAAAGCCTATAGAAGCATTTAAGAATAAAACAGCTGATGAGCTACTTACTCTAGAAAAAGCAGAAAAACTAAATGGATATGCAGGTATTTTAGCGCCAGGTGTAATATTAGTTGATGTTGATGATTTCGGCCAGTCAGAAATATTATTAGATATTATAGAAGCGTTAGAGATTCGTTGTAGAGTTTATAAAACCACTAGAGGAAAACATTTCTTATTTAAAAATACAAACGTAGAAAAGAATGGTACACACTTAAAACTTGCATGTGGATTAGAAGCAGATATTAAGTTAGGAGCTAATAATTCATATGAAATTCTAAAATATAATAATGTAAAACGTCCTATTATTTATGACAAATATCCAGAAGAAGAATATGACGAATTACCAAAATGGTTGCTACCTGTAAAAACCACTACTGATTTTCTAAACATGGAAAAAGGTGATGGAAGGAACCAAGCATTCTTTAATTACATACTAACTTTAAATAGTTATGGATTTACTAAAGAAGAAACTAAAGAGTGTATACATATCATTAATAATTATGTGTTAAAAGACAAGCTATCAGAAAGTGAGCTTGATGTAATTTTAAGAGATGATGCTTTTCCAAAAGAAGAATTACAATTCTTTAAAGGCAATACCTTCTTATTTGATAATTTTGCAAAATATTTACAACATACATATTCATTAATAAAGCTTAATAATCAACTTCATTTATATAAAGATGGTGTTTATATTTATGCAGGTAAAGCTTTAGAAGCAGAGATGATTAAGCATATATCTCGCTTAAGTAAAGCTAAACGTAAAGAAGTATATGATTATTTAGATTTAATTGTTACAGACACAAAACTACCATCTAGTGCACAATATATTGCATTTAGAAATGGTATTTATAATGTTGAGACTGATGAGTTTACAGACTTCGATCCAAAAATAGTTATTACTAATAAAATTGATTGGAATTATAATCCAACAGCGTACTCTAATGTAGTCGATAACATGTTTAATAAACTAGCATGTGGTGATACACAAATCAGATCGCTATTAGAAGAAATGATTGGTTATTGCTTCTATCGAAGAAATGAACTTGGTAAAGCATTTATTTTAACAGGCGATAGGTCAAATGGTAAATCAACATTTTTAGATTTATTAATTCAACTATTAGGTGTTAATAATATATCTGCTTTAGATATTGCAGAGTTAGGTGATAGATTTAAAACAGCTGAGCTATTTAATAAGTTGGCTAATATCGGTGATGATATTGGTGATGAGTTTATTCCTAATCCAGCAGTATTTAAAAAAGTTGCAACTGGTGAAAGAATAAACGCTGAGCGAAAAGGTCAAGACCCATTTGATTTTAATCCATATGTAAAACCAATTTACTCTGCAAATGATATACCAAGAATTAGAGATAAAACAGGTGCAGTTATTCGTAGATTAGTTATTATTCCATTTAATGCAACCTTTTCACCTGATGATGCTGATTTTGACCCATACATAAAATATAAACTTCGTACTGATGAAGCCATGGAGTATTGTATTTTATTAGGTATAGCTGGTTTAAAAAGAGTACTAAAAAATAGAAAGTTTACTACTAACAAATCAATTGATAAAGAGCTTGAAGAGTATGAAGAAAGAAACAATCCAATTCTATTATTCTTTAAAGAAACTAATTCATACGAAATCGAGAATCAAATCACAAGTGATGTGTACATGAAGTACTCTGTATTCTGCTCAGAAAATAATTTTCAACCAATGAGTAATATTGAGTTTTCTAAACAGATTAGGAAACAATATAATCTTGAAATTATTGATAAAAAAATAAATGGTAAAAAGTTCAGAATTTTTACTAGAAAGGAAGATTAAAATGAAATTATATTTAGCTAGTCCATTCTTTAATGCAGAACAGGTAGAAAGAGAAGAGAGACTTAAGAAAAAGTTAAGAAGTTTAGGATTTGAAGTATTTTCTCCAAAAGAAAATTGCTTCTGTCCACCTGATGCTTCTCAAGAATTAAGAAAGAAAACATTTGAGGATAATATTCACAATATTGATAATTGTGATGCGATCTTTGTAATAACTAATGGTAAGGATATGGGTACAATCTTTGAAGCAGGTTATGCTTATGGTATTCATAAACCAATCATCTATTTCTGTGAAGGTTTAACTGGCCAATTCAATTTAATGTTAGCACAAAGTGCAAATGTGGTTTTAGTAAATGACTCTTTCACTGAACATGATATTGATTTAGCAGTGCATGGCACAGTAGTTGAGTATTCAGGTGAAGTAGAATGATATTTAATAAAGATTATTTGTTAAGAACTTATAAGCTTAAGAATTTAATTAGATACAATCATAAGACTAAACTTACTTCTGAGAATGTAGCAGAGCATAGCTATTTTGTAAGCTTATTCACTTTAGAATTATGTGATTATTTTAAATTGTCAGACGACATTAAATTAAATTGTTTAATTAAAGCAATTTTACATGATGCACCTGAAACTGAGATTAATGATATTACATATGATGTTAAAGCTACAAATCCAGCACTAAAAAATATATTAGAAAACTTAGAATCTAAATTTTATCTTAAGTATTATAAACGGTACGCTTCATTATTAGAGTCTCATAACTCACCAGTAGATAAAATTGTAAAGCTTGCTGATTTATACTCGGTGTTACAGTTTACTACCAACGAGTTAGAGTTAGGAAACCACAATAAAGAAATGGAAAATATACATAAAGATGCACAAGCAAGAATTACTAAATTAGAGGAGGAACTTATACAATGCCTATAAATAATAACTTAAAACCAGTAACACTTCCTATGAAGTTACGCTTCAATGAGAAGCCAACTACAAACTTTATTAATAACTTAGAATCTATCAAGGTCGAGTTATTAGATGCTCCATCATTAGATGAATTAAGAAACTATTTGCCACAATTTATTACAGCTACTTGGCAAGAGATTGGTGATACATACTACGAAGGTGAGTTATCTGTAAAAGAGAAGGATGATATTATTAAACAAGCTTTCTTTGGTAAAGCACTTCCTACTGCATTAGAGACAATCAATCTAACATTTAGAATTTCAGGTATCTCACTTCAAGAGGTAACACACATTATTAGATATAGAACAGCATCATTTAGCGCTGACTGTAGTGGTGATAAGTGGTGGACAAATAAAGATGCGTTAGTACCAAACTCAATCCAACATTCTAATGGTAGTGGTAGTGATGAGGAATATTACGCAACTGGAAATGAAATTGCTTCTGATGATTTCTATGCAAGATATAAACAGCTCGTTGAGATGAGTAAACAATTATATTGTGACATGATTGATTCTAAAAAGATTTCTATCATGGATGCTAGATATATTTTACCTAGATGTCTTTCAACTTTCTACTATATGAGAGTTACGCTTAAAGATGCAATTCACTTTATCAAACAAAGAATTGATAAACAAATTCAGCCTGAGACAGATAACTTGATTGCTTACTATATGTATATCGAGTTGCTTAAAAAGTATAAGCACACAATTGTTGGATTGATTAATATTCATCAGCCTAGCTACTTCTATATTAATATGGCTAGAACAGGTAAAGCTACAAACTTATATTTTCCTGATGCTGACTCAGATAAATTTGAGTATAACGAAAATGACTTCATTTATCAATGTAAGCGTGAAGAAATGAATGGTACAGATGAAGATGCAGAAAACTTATTTAGTTTAAAATTAGCAGAAATTGATAGCTATATTAAGTTTTTAGAAGATGAGTTTACTGATGAGAATCATGTACCTAGGTCATATAGTGGCGCAGCAGTTATAGCAAGCGCTGCAAGTAAAGGAGATAAGTAATATGCTATTAATTTTTGATGGACCAGACAAAGTAGGAAAAACTACTCTAATTCATGAAGTTGATAAAGCTACAAATTATCAACATATTATGATTGATAGAGGACCTACCTCATATATTGTGTATGATAAGCTACTTAATCGTGAGTGCTTAGATAGAAAGTTTGAGTACTTAAGAGATTTAAAAGATTTAGAAAAAATTAATCACTTATGTATTTATTTAGAGGCAACTGACGAAGACGTTGAAAAACGTCTTCAAGCAGTTGGAGAGAAACCAGTAAATGGTATTCCTCATGTAGAGTTTGATACTGAGTTTAATATCGAGTTATTTGAAAGAAAGCATAGATGTACTAATATTATTGTTATTAATACCAGTGATTTTTCTATTGAAGAGAATGTGAAAACAATCTTAAGAAATATCAATGACATTTTAAAGCATAACTATTGTAATGGCTACGTTGGTGATAATTATTATTTGTTTAAGCTAAAACTAAAAGAAGACAATAGTAAAGATATGACAGGCATTGCTCATGAAGGTAAAAAGTACATTGAGTATTATCCGTCTTATAACTCTTACTCATTAGAGATGCTAGAACTATATGATATAACATTTGATGAGACTATAGATAAACCTTATTATGACATGTTATATAACAGTTTAAATCACATGCTACATAAGAAAGAGATCGGATGGATTAATAAAAGACAAATGGTGTATACCTCTAATGACTGTATACCTTTCATACAACTAATACCTATTATTGATGATGAGTATGATTTATTAGTTTGTCAAAGAAGCTTAGATATAAAGAAGCATGGTTATAATGATTTAGCTTTCTTCATGAAGTGGATTAAAGATAATAACTTAAAAGTGAATACTATTCACTACAATATATCAGTACCGCATGCGTATTTATAAATATAATAAATATAACTTTATAAAAAAGAGAATTTTTTGAAGATACTAAAAACAGCTTAGTTATCACGTTTTTTAAGAAATTTATAAATATAACAGTTATATTTATAAATTAAGATAAAAGGAGAAAAATATGAAAATAAAATTAATTGATTATGGTTATAAGAGTATGCCTTTAAGAGCACACTCAAATGATGCAGGAGCAGATGTTTACTCAACTATTGATTGTGTACTTCAAGCACACGAAAGTAAGAAGATTCCTTTAGGTTTAGGAATTAGACTTCCTGATGGATATGTTGCATTTGTTTGTCCTAGAAGTGGACTATCTAGTAAAGGAATTACATGTGAATTAGCTCCGATAGATAGTGGTTATACAGGTGAGATTCATGCAATTGTTACTAATAACACTAATGAAGCATTTAAAATTAATGTTGGAGATCGAGTAGGTCAATTAGTAATTATGCCAGTAGTGCTTTGTGATTTTGTAGATGAAAAAGATGTTGTCGAGAACAGCAGAGGCGCAAATGGATTTGGTTCAACAGGACATTAATAAAAGAGCATTAAAAATAGCTTACTCGTTAGCTTTAAACTCTAACTGTAAACGTCGTCAGTATGGCGCAGTTTTAGTTAAAAATAATAGAATCATAGCACGTGGTTACAATCATACTTTTTTAGAAGGTGAGTGTAGAACATGTGCTAGAGAGAAATGCACTCATAATGAAGGTTCATATGAAAATTGCCCTGCTGTTCATGCAGAGGTAAGCGCTATTTGTAATGCTCATGCTAAAAATATATTTGATTTAAAAGGCACTAAATTATATTTAGTTGGAATAGAAGATAATAAAAAATTAAATAATGTGTGTCCTTGTCATGAATGTAAGAAGATTTTAGATAAAGAGCACATTATCTATTAAAAATATACTTTTTATATGCTAATAATTGCAAATATTTTGACATTTCTATGTACGTTATACTACAAATGTGGTATAATTAATAATGTAAGAGAGATAAATACTTACAAATTAAACTACTAGGGGATGACGTAATGTTAACAAACAAACAAGCTATTTCAAAAATTCGAAAGGTCTATAATAATAGATACGAAAAATATGAAGAGCTTTATGAATGGTTTGGTGATGTAGAAACAAAAACAAGTTATAGTTGGAAATTCTATGACCAGCATAAAAACTTGATAGAAATTGTTTGTTATAAAATTTCTGGAGAGGTACAAGTTAGAGTCCGTTAAGGACTCTGGCTTTTAAAATAAAAACATGACTACTAATAACTTAAGTAAAAATATAGCTACTAAACATATGACTAAAAATTGTGAATGTCGTGAATGCTCAGTATGTAATAAAGAAATGATAGATGGATTTGTTGTAGATAACGAGTACTATTATTGCTCGAAAGAATGTTTAAAAATTGATGAGATCGATATTAATAACGTAGATATTTATTACACAGAATGGTATTAAAGTACAACGTATAACTTACTTTGGAGGATAATATGGAAAATAAAAAATATTACAACTACTTAGAAAAACTTAGAAGAAGTGGAATTACAAACATGTATGGCGCAGCACCTTATTTACAAGCTGAGTTTGGTTTAGAGTATAAAAAAGCTGTAAATATACTTATGAGTTGGATGAAAAATTATGACAAGCTTAAAAAGAAATTAGGATGGTAAATATGAATTGTTTGCAAAAAGTAATAGAAGACTATAACAAAATAAACACTAATAAAGATTTAGCTAAAAGAGGTCTTACTCTATATGAAAAGATCGTTATAAAAGAATGCATTAGAGAGCTAAAATCTAAAGGTTATGCTATTAATTGTATAACAAACGTTACTCGATATTTTGAGAAGTTTGGATTTGTAAGTGAAAAATATAAAATAGTTTGCTATAAAATAAAAGCCCCTGATGAGCAACAGTGAAAGCTGGCGAAACGCCGAGAGGCGTCGGGTTATAAACCTAGGAGGATATAAAATGACATTAAGAGAATTAGAACAAATATTAAAAGGTGGAGAGTGTAACATTTATTCACACGCTACCGGTTATATACATACAAATGTTGTTAACATTAAATATTTGAGTAAAGAGCTATTAGATGCTAAAGTATTAAGAATTGATTTAGGCAGTAATATAATTCAAGTTGATTTACAACCTACTGAAAAATAGTCTACAAATATAAGATATTATTATATATAATAATATCTTATATTTTTATATTTAGAAAAGTTCAAGATCGGTACAAGATGACCTGGTTCCAGATGATTTATCTTGAACCGACCTATATTTTAATTATATGTAAAAAACTGTTTATACGACATAAAAAAATTTTAATCTGGTATAAATCGAGTTCAAGGTTCCAGATAAAATTTTAAAGTTTAATTTTTTAATAAGAAAAAAAATATTAAATAATAAAATATATAAAAAATAATAATATATGTTAAAGCGAAATGTCATCTTGAACTTGAACTGGAACTCTGTTTATAAAGCAGTAAAGAATTTTTATATCATATAAACATATTTTTATATGATGTTAAATATTAGATAGTGAGCCTAGAAAGTTCAAGATGGTACAAGAACTACATTTGAAGTATAAGCATCTGGAACCGTTTAAAAAGTTCAAGTTTATTATCTTAGACTATTTACAATAATTTACAATGTTGATATAATATTATTAGAAAAAGAGGTAATAACAATGCGTAAAGATTATAAAGTATATAAACATATTTGCCCTAATGGAAAAATTTATATAGGTATGGTAAAAGGTAATCCTGAAGGAAGATGGCTTAATGGATTTGGATATAGATACAATAATGAATTTTTTTATGATATTGTTCAATACGGTTAGAATAATTTTAAGCATGAAATATTATTTGAAGATTTGACTAAAGAAGAAGCTTCTAAAAAAGAAATAGAATTAATTGAATCGTATAAAGCATCAAATAATCAATTTGGATATAATAAAGATACACTTCATAGATCGGCCATTACAAAAGAAAGAATACGACAATCAATGCCTAAAAAAACAGTAATGCAGCTAACACTTGATGGAAAAATAATTAATACATATTGTAGTACTAGAGAAGCATATCGACAAACTGGAATTAGAAATGATTATATATCTGCAGTATGTAAGCATAATAGAGGACAAGCTGGAGGATATAAATGGAAATACGCTGATGAAAATTAGCGTATTTTTTATTTTTTATAGTTAGAAGTGCGCTATTAAAAGTAGCGTATTTTTTATACCTATTAATAACATAATTATATAATAATATTATTATATAATTATGTTATTAATCTTTTTACATTTTTTGGCAATAAAATATGTACTTTATCCTACTTTTGTAGTATAATATTAATAGGAAGAGGTGTATAAAATGGGTCGGAAAAATAAATATGAACTGTTAGTTAAGCCTCGATTAGAAGAAATAAAAAAATGGATTAGAGAAGGTTATACTGAAAAGCAGATTGCAACTGCAAAATTAGGTATAGCTTATCCTACTTTTAATGTATATAAACAACAGCATCCTGAGTTGGTAGACGTATTAGCTCAAGCGAAATGTGATTTAGTTGATAACATTGAAAAAAGTTTATATCAACGTGCTATGGGATTTTCATATGAAGAGAAGAAAGAAAAGAAAATTGAAAATCCAGACGGATCGATTATTACTTCTACAGAGGTTTTAACTAAATATGCTTTACCTGATGTTGGAGCTCAAATCTTTGCACTTAAAAATTTATCAAATGGAAAGTGGACCAACTCTCCAGCAGAATTAGAGCTTAAGAAAAAAGAATTTAAGTTAAAAGAAAAAGTAGCAGATATGAATAATTTTTAATTTTTAATTTTTAATTTTAACTTTTAAATTTTAATTTTTAATTTTTAATTTTAATTTTTAAATTTTGACTTAAACTATCAAAATATTATGTATTTTAAAGGAGGAATAAAATGCCGAAATATTATGTTACAGATGAGATAGGTAATAAATATGAATCAATGTCAAAAGATGAGATATTAGCTTCAATTGGCGCTGGTGGAGAACGTGAACATGTTTTTACTGGTGAAATTATGTATGACAAAGATGGTGATAGCATTACTGATGAAGTTATAGATTATGCCTATACTGGTACTAAGCCTGATGATTCTATTATTCTTAAGTTGTTGGAAGCAGGATTAAAGCCAGTTGAAAATAATTTAATTGAGACTGAAATCACTAATATTATAAATCTTAGTGATTTTACTATTCATTATTATTATAAAGATGGTGAATTATACGTCTCAAATAGAGCTGATAATGCAATTAAGTTTTTTAAAACTGGTGTTGGAGTAATGACATTATATCCAAGAAGTAAAGAAATAGAATACTACATTAAATCTAATGAAAAAATAGAAAATATTGTTTGGCTTACAAGTCAAGAATATAATGATATAGTAAAAAAACCAAATGTTACTTACATTGTTACAGATGAAGAAGCATTAGAGCATATTGTTATACCTGTTACATATAATAAACTCACTGATACTGTAGAAACTTCTTTTGATATAAAAACTTTAATTATTGGTAATGCAAATAATTATATAGTAGAACTTAGTGTAATAGACAATAGTCTAAATCCTAATGAAATAACTTCAGTACAATTACTTCACTTAACTCGTTGTCTCAAAAACTATTATGACGGTAGTAAACCATATTGGGTATATATATTCACAAATGAGTATTATTCCGTAATACTTAATCCTATAAAAACGCTTATTCGTAATTATTACATTCTAGCTGGTGAGCATGATATACCTAATGCAACTAACGTCACAACTAAAATTAATGGTAAAAAAATAACTAATATTTTTGAAAGTGATGGGACAACTGCTAAAAATGCTACAGCTGCAACTAATGTAACTGATACTATTGCTGGAATGGAGATTACTGATATTTTTGATATTGATATTATACCTAATCTAGGTGGTAGTGGCAGTATTAAAATGAGTACTAGAGTAAAAAAAGCAACTAGAGCAAGTTTTATTAGTGAACCTTTATCATTAGAAATTACTGGTACTGGTGCAGGTAATAAATGTGCTATTGATACACCTGGATTATATGCATGCGTAGTAAGTATGGGTGAAGGTGATAACGTATTAAAATTTACTGCACTAATAAGCATCCCTGATTTATCACATAGCTATTATAGTGCAGCATATGTACAAAATCTTTATAGCAATGACTCTGGATATGGTTTAACTCATTATTACGTAGAGTATTATAACGGATTTATTTTTAATAGTCCTGATAAAGGTGTACTTCATGATGTTAAATTAATTGCTGAATATTAGGAGGTGAGTTTATATGGCAACAATATATAAAAATAATAAAAAAATTGTAGCGCTTAAATTAAATCCGATAGATGACAGTTTAATTGATGCAACTGCTACTATCGATAATAATGTTGGAACACCGAGCGTTATAGTAACTCCTTCTACTGTTGATACTACTAAAATATTTAATTTTAAATTTTCAAATTTAAAAGGAGATAAAGGTGATAAAGGTGATAACGGTAAAGACGGTACTAATGGAACTAACGGTATTTCATGCACTCATAAATGGGATGGAACTACTTTAACTGTTACGTCAGCAAGTGGAACTTCGTCAGCTAATTTAAAAGGTGAAAAAGGTAATGATGGCTCAAATGGTGCTAATGGTAAAGATGGCGTAAGTCCTCATATTGGCACTAATGGCAATTGGTATATTGGTGATACTGATACTGGAGTATTGGCTAGAGGTACTAATGGAACTAATGGTCAAAACGGAGCAGCTGGTGTTACACCTGTAATTAAAGTAGCATCTGGAAATAATATTGGAACAGCTGGAACTCCAAGTGTTAATGCTTCAACAAATGGAAATGTAACAACATTTACTTTTGATTATTTAAAAGGTAATAAAGGCGATCCAGGTAAAGATGGTACGACTCCAACAATAAAAGCAGCTAAAGGAAATAATATCGCTAAAGTTGGAACACCAGCGGTAACAGCAACAACCTCTGGAACAGAAACAACATTCACATTTGATTATTTAAAGGGTGAACGAGGAGAAGCTGGAAAAAATGCAGCAATTCTTCGTCAAATGTTTACTTGGAAATTTGCTGAAAAAGGTATTGACCATATAGAGTATTATAGTGAAACAGTATGGCAAAATAGTTTGTTAGGCTATGTGCCAGAAGCTGGACAAAACGTATGGACAATGGATTCAGACGGCTATGGTGGTTTATTTGAAATAGTTGGTCCTGTAGTGCTTACAAGTGGTTCAACTGGTTATGGTGTGAAATTAAAATCCTATACAAGTTTAAAAGGACCTAAAGGTGATGCTAGCACAGTGCCTGGTCCTAAAGGTGAGGCTGGTTGTTCATTCTCGCTAAGTGGTACAACTTTAACAATTACTTGGAATACATAGGAGGTATTTATGACAAGTACAACAACAGTAGATTTTAGTAAAGTAAATAATATATACGCTAATGGTACAAAGCTTAATAATTTATGGTACAAAACAAGAAATCCAAATACAGGTGCTGAAACAGCTGCAAAATTATTATGGAATTGGTCGACTACGGGAACTATTACAGTAACATTATCATTTAATTCTTATATGAATAATGCAATGGATTATATAAGTAAAACATGGGAAGTACCAGCAGGATATACATGGCAAGATGTCATCACTAAAAAATTGATGGCGGGAACTGCAAATAATTTAAGTTTTAAATTGTTTTCAACTTCGGATGGAAGTGGCGGTTCAGTTGTTTTTCAATATGGCATACAACAATATTGGCTTGTACGTGAAGGAGGTCCTAGGTTTACTTCTTTAACTGAAACTTTAATTAAAGGTGCTACTTACTATTTAGTTAAAAGAACTTTTAGTGAAGCTGGTGACGAAGTAAAATACTCTCCTCTATCATTAGGTGATAATGAAATTGTAATTAAAGCTGATGAACCCAATTTTTATTTCTTTGCTAAAGAAGCCGGAACATATGTTTTTAAAGCATCAAGTAATAATGCATTTTTAGGCTACGAAGAGAAAAAATATTCTGATGAAGGAGAGGAATACTTTGAAGCAACTTGGGTTGATGGAATATCATTTGAACTTGAAGCTGAAGAAGGTGAAGTATTATATATTTGTTGCTCAAATCAAGATTTCTCGAATGAGACATATACATTAAATGTCTCTAAAAAGTAGGTGAATATATGAAAATTACAAATGAAAACTCATTAATTGGTTATCAAGGTGAATCATACTCACGAGAGCTTAACTACTCTATTGATGAAAGTTTAAAAGATTGTGATATATATTTTGAGTTTGAAAAGCCTGATGGTAGCAAAATAGTAAGTTCTAAACTTAATTTAGAGTTAGATACTTACTTAATACCTTACTCATTATTAGATGAAATTGGTTACTTAAGAGTACAATTAGTAGCTTATCGCGGTGATAAATTTATTAGTAAAAGTCAAATTTACTCATTCTATATAACTGAGAGTATTAATGCTACTGCTGCAATGATTGAAGATGACGATAATACAGATATTATTAGAGAGTTGGAAATTACTAAAGCTGATGATTTATCTTATGATGATAAAACCTCAATACTTCAATTAATAGCAGCAGGTAAGAAAATTGGTTCTAAAGTATTTATTAAAGGTATTTCTGATTATACAGAATTAGAAAATCAGCCTATGACAATTGTCACTAATTTGAATAAAACTAATTTAGTAAACTTAAGAAGTTTGGAAAGCGGATTGTATAGATTATATGGTTATTTTAAACCTTATGAAACTTCGACTAGACGATTTACTGTACCAGCACCTTTATTTGTATCTTTAATTAATGATGGTACTACAACTTATATGCAAATGTATTTTGCTCTTAATAACTTAATTCAATATTATGTTTTAACAGATGAAAATTATACTAGAACAGATATTAAATTAAATGAAATGACAGAAAATATAAACACTTTAAAAACTGATGTTGATACATTAAAAACAGATGTTAACGATCTAGATAATCGAGTGACTAATTTAGAGAATAATAATGAGTTAAAAACAGATATTGCAAATGTGGACGTTAAAGTAGATGATTTAAAAACTAGTGTTAATGGATTAGATGCTAAACTTGATGATTTAAAATCTAATAATACTAATGTAAATACAACTATTACAGAATTAAATTCTAAAGTAGATAATTTAGTAGGAAAAATTGATGCTTTAAAACCTAATGATTCTATTTCTGATTCTTCTATTAATGATATTAAAACTAATGTTAGTGAAGTAGATACTAAAGTAGATGTTATTAAAGCTAATCTTGCTGAATTAAGTACAAAAATTGACTCATTAGGAAGTTCTGGTGGTGGAGGAAGCTCTGATATAACTACACTTAAAAAAATATTAAGTACAAAAGCTAACACCAAATATTTATTTTCTGAATATGCAGGTACAGCAATAACAGGCTTAATTTCATATGATGATACATCTGATGTTATTGATATGAGTTATATGTTTAGTAACAGTGGTAGTTTACTATCTATACCTAAGCTAGATACAGCTAATGTTAGAGACATGCATAATATGTTTTATAATTGTACTAAATTAATTAATGTACCTGAATTAAATACTTCGAATGTTACTAATATGAGTTATATGTTTTATAGATGTGCTAATTTAACTAGTATACCTAAACTAGATACTTCAAAAGTTACTAATATGAGTAATATGTTTGATTGCTGTACTAGTTTGGTTTATATACCAGAATTAAATACTTCGAATGTTACTAATATGCATAGTATATTTCATGGCACTGCTATAACTAGTATACCTAAACTAGATACTTCAAAAGTTACTAA